ACCAACATTAATTGATAAAGAATATGTATGTGTTGAATCACCAACAAAAGTCTTTGTCACTGGCGTGTCAGATACGTTTGCAACCGCCTTACTAATAGTTTCATCATACACATATACATACACGCTTTTTGGAAGTCCTTCACAACTAAGAGTATAAGAAGTATCACCAAGTTTTAATATCTTATATGCAAAATTATAATAGGCATTATTCTCCGCAGATGCAGTTCCATTTGCTAAAACTGAACCATCTGACTGAACTGTATATGTTATTCCATTTGTAGTTCTATCTGTTAAAGGATACGGAATTAGATTTCTTCCCTGTGAAGTTCCAACACCACCAAGCTTAGTCTTTTCTTCACTTGTATAATCATTAGAAGATAATCCCTTACCTTCTTCCTTTACAACAAGATTAGAGATATCTTGATGTTCAGTAAGATATCCTGCATCATTTGTAAACTCAGATATATTTGTTGGAACTATTGGAATTTCTGTCTTGTCTGCTTTATTATTTAATTTTTTATCAACATCAATAGTCTTTGCATAATCAGTCAAATCAACAGAAGTATCACCAACGCATTGTACAGTTCCGTCAATAAGAAGATATTCTCTATACTTATCATTTCCAGTAACAGATTCAATCTTTAACATATAAATAGTATTCTTATCTGCTGTTTCTGGTTTTGGAACTTCTGTTACAATTTCACGTTTTAAATGGTCGGCATTACTAATCTGTTCTCCAACATATGTTTTTGTCGCATAAGGTGTGAGAGTAGTAGTAACATCTGTATCAGTCTGATAGTTACTGTCGTTCTGTAAACCACTTACTTTAGTTGGAATATCAGTCGAATTAGCTTTCTTTACCAATTCAGTCTTAATCTCTGTATCATCATAATTCTTAACACTTTTTAATCTTTCAATCTCAGTGTCATCAATCAGTGATTTACCTTTTACTTTGTCAACCTTACCGCTAATATCCTGATGAGAGGTCAGATAACCCTTTGCAGTCAATTCTTCATCAGTCACATATCCATCAAGAGACGGAATATCAGAAGTGTTTGCTTTCTTATCAAGTTCTGTATCCACATAATTCTTGTCAACATCTACGGTTGGTACAGTAATATCAACTGATTTATCTTCCGCAACAGTCTGTGCGACACCATTGACCTTGATAGATTCAATGACATTTTCCTCGCCCGTAGAAGAACCTGTGCCATTCTTTCCGTCTTTACCTTTAAGGTTTGGTGTAGTAAAAGTTCCGTCAGCAGTTGTTACATCTAATTTATAAATCTTATCTGTATTATTTTCATTCTCTGTAATAGTTGGTGAAACTGCATCCTTACCAGGATCACCTTTGTCACCCTTAACTTTTAAAGATTCAAGCTGTTCATCTGTAAAATCATCGTAAGTAAATGCTTTACCGTCTTTTCCTGGCTTTCCGTCTGTACCCTTAACAGTAGGAATAACACCGCTTGTAATTTTTGTTCCATCAGACATAGTAAATACAATCTGATTCTTGTCATTTACGTCAATATCTGTTACTGAACGACCATCGCTAGGAGTAGGGAATACCATTTTAAAAACTCCGCTATCCTTTGTATTGATCGTAAGTGTCTGTCCATCAACAGACATACTTTTAACTCCACTTACAGCAGAAGCAGCAGCCTTTTTACATAAAGCGTAAGTTATTGTATCCATAATACTACATCTCCTTCCAGCCTTCAGAGAAAAGCATGTATACGACAATACTTCCTGAATTATTTACTGTTGCTGTACTACCAATAGGAGCGTAGTGGTCAAAATTAGCAAAGTTTCCAGTTCCTTTTTTCTTTGTTGTAGGGGCATCTGATAACAATTCGTCTACTGAATCTGCAACAAATTCGCAGAGTGCAATGTTACTAGAGCCACCAAATTTCGTACATACCATTGACATAGTTTTTATTCCTCCTTAATATTTTTATAGTCGCCCACATGAGCTAACACGCAGACGACCTTATTAAAAGGAAGTCTGTCTTGATTTTTGCATAAAAATAAGACCTACAATTATGCGGTCTTCATCAATTTCGATTTTGCTTCATCAAGCAATTTCTGTTTATTTTCCTTTATCTTGTTAATATCTACATCTTCTTTAATAGAAACTGCGTTAGGGAAAAATATATCAAATGATTCTTTCAACTTTGAATATCTTTCATAACGATTCATATTCATACCAAGGAATAAGATATTCCATTCTTGGAGCTTTAACAGATATTCATTATATGTAGCAGTAAGACTGTCTCTTGTGATATTATCCTTACATCCTACATAAGAACGAATTTCTTTTGCTGAAAATCCAGTTGCAATTACATTAAGTGCGTCAGCTTCAAATCTGTAATCCCAATCGTCTGCATTTCGCTGAACCATTCTCATCATATATTCATCTAATGCTTTCTGCATCTGTTTATAACCTTGACGGAGAGGGGATCGAACTAATTCCCATTTTGCATGTTTTTTAACAGCCTTTTCCATAAGGATAAAATAATCTCTACATAAAGCACCAGAATCAGTATTTTCCATCATGCTTACATTCTTAGCACAATCAATAGTAAGATAATATTCGAGAATTTCCTTGTAACCACCTGTATCTGCGATTTCGCATTTTTGAGAAATCGTATTATAGTCTTTGTTCTCAACAAAAATTAAAGAACCACCTTTGGTTTTCTTTGTTACGATTTTTCTTTTAATCCAATCTGCAAATTTGCCTTGTGGCTTTCCTAATTGTTCCCAAAGATTTCTTGCATTTACACTGAATCCCTCTTCTTCAGATTCATTTAATATTGGTAATTTCTTCTGATATTCCAATATTTTTTGTGTTTCATCTGCGGTAAATCCGCATTGGTCTAAAAGTTGTCGTTTTGTAAATTTCTTAATCAATATTAAATCCTTTCTTCGCACTTAGTAGCGAAATACTTTCCTTTGTCTATACGTTACTTGCAGATAACGAATTGTTATCTTATGTAGAGCAATCGCTGCAACGATTACTCCAAAGGATTCTTATTGATATGAAATTTTTTCAAAAAGACTAGGGCAATTACCCTACATAAGATAATAATTTAGACATGATAGAAGAGAAGAATATTCTCTTTTAGATATAATGAAATGTTAAAACCAATCAGTCGCCAAACTGATTATAACTGTATAGGGGGTGATAATCTGGATAGCAGGACTCGAACCTACAACGTCTAGTTCCCAAAACTAGCGGACTACCAAATTGTCCTATATCCAGATAATATTTTTCAAATTTCTCCATATACTAAACCAAAAGTATCTAAGGAGAAACTATCATGAACGCTTCATATAAAACTGCAATTCAATTCAAAGATTTATATATTCCCGTAAAAATGTTAAAAACATCACACAATAGTTCTATAGAACTTAATCAACTCTGCAAAGACTCCAAAGAAAGAGTGCGTTATATCAAATTTTGTCCATCTTGTAATAAAGAAATCCACAATGAAGATATTGTAAAAGGATATAAATATGCAGAAGATAAGTATGTTATTTTGGAACAATATGATATAGGATCAATTACATCAAACAAAGATAGAACACTTTCAATAAAATATTTCTGTAAATCAAAGGAAATATCAGACCTACTCATAGATAAATCATATTATTTAATTCCTGAAATGGAGTCAGAAATCGAATATGAACTTCTTCGTAAAGCTATGACTACGAATAGAGTAGTAGGTATGGCTGAAATTGTATTGGGTACAAAACAAGAATTAGTTGCGTTGTTTGCCAATAAGAATTGTATTATTGCAACCATTTTATTTTATGAGAACGAGATTAACGAATTACCGATTATCATGAAGCATAAAACAGATAAACAGCAACTCGAAAATCTCAAACAAGATATCTTAGATAATACAAAAGAATTTGATTGGGAATCTCATTATGATAAATATCAACTCAAGTTAAGAAAATTGATATTTGATAAAATTCCAAAATAATATTGCCTTTCTCATTCCATCCTCGAATGGCGAGCTTTCATCTAAACTGCATAGGACGTATCCTATTGTTACAACAGTACCAGTCCGAAGACCGCAAAGGGCATAGGTCGGTAGTAAGTGTTGAACTTACACACCTAAATTTCGTATGCATCCAAAAAATAAGCTTTCACTTCAGGCTTACCGCATAATGATCTGTAGGAGATTCGGACTCCTGTTGCCGCCGTGAAAGGGCGATGTCCTAGACCGCTAGACGAACAGACCTTGCGGGGTGGAATTTCACCACCCATTATTTTTACAAAGTATATTCTGTAGTTCCTTCAAAAGTATTATTCAATGCTCGAATTTCAGCCAACTTTTCAGTAACAGCTTCCTTAACTTTCGTAGCAAATAATACACACTGAGCCTGTGCATACAGTTCCTTTTTATCAAGAACAGTATTTAATACTGTATCAGGATATTTTGTCACATCTCTTTCAAAATGAAATGCTAAATCTTCATTGATAAGTTTTCTCTCATTTGTTACATCAGTAATCTCCAATTCAACAATAGTAGAATCGTCTTTTGGATCTGTTGTTACTTCTGGAACGCCATTATTAAGTTTGATATTTCCCTTAAACTGTATTTTGCTATACTCGATATACTTATTGTAATTTGCAAGCAATTCTTTTTCCTGCTCACTTGTCAAATCAGCAGTGCCAAGACTTGTAACAGTAATGTCTACACTTGCAATATCATTTTCCACATTAAATTTCTGATCTAATTTCATGAATTTGTACCCTCACTTTCGTTTGTAATTATTTGGTTGTATGCGTCTTTGAAACTGATTACTAAGTCCCTTAAAGTCTCTTTATCAATAGTACAGTCCAAATTGCTCATATCAATATTCGGATTTGATACCGTAAATTCCAATGCATTTCCATTTGGTGCAAATAAAACTTCCACAGATTCATTAAGTAGAAGAGTAATAGAATCAATTTTATTTCCATTATTCGATGTTACTCGTTTTACTTGACCGACTTTTAATCTATCGTTTTCAATAGATAATCTACTTGCCATTATGTACACTCCTTTCTTTTATTTTTTCGTTTTCCTTTTAATCGTTGAGTTGCGGAAACAGGACTCGAACCTGTATACTCTTGGTTATGAGCCAAGTGAGCTTCCATTGCTCGTCATTCCGCTATGATAATAGGAGAGGAGCTACCTCCCCATGTTATATGTAGATTGGTAAGATCTATTGCCGATTGATTACCAGTCAACCGACAAAGAGAATGTTGAAAATTCTCTGGTATGTTATTATTATCCAGTTGCAACGCCACATCGGAATCGAACCGAAATCTTCTCTGATATGAGACGCATGTTCCAATCATGCTGATGACATGGATAATATATTATTCTCCCATTCCTAACTCGTGTGTCTTACACGTCAAATGCATGATATGTATATGAATAACCGTTTACAATATTATTCTCCGCATATTTTCAGTCTTCGGTGCAAAGACCAATTGATAAGATTTAATGACTCTTATCCGTCAATTAAGGTTCTCATTAACGTAGAGAAGCACGAACATCTTCTATGGCTGATAGTGGGAAAATAATGTTAGACAAAAGCTTCATCGGCATTGCTTATAAATCAGAAAGTGATTTTTGTTCTACCTGTTTTATTTCTCCATCAGCAAAATATTTTGCAAATTGTTCATCTGCGTCAATATCTTTGTACACTGATACCATATCTAGCGAACTCCAACCGACTAGCATTTGAATTACATCATCAGGAAGACCGCTTCGAGAACAAGAAGTTGTAAAGAAGTGACGAAGACTGTGAAAATAAAAGTCTTCTCCTAAATGTTTACTGAATGTATCAGCCCAACTGTCAAGAGTGCTTGAATCCATAGGTTCATCTATATATTCTCCATTTACTTTCTTTGGAAATAACCATTCTGATTCAATTCCGTGTTCTTTTCTATAATTCATCCACAAATCAAAATATGGCTTAAACGATTTTGCAAGTGTATATACCGTCAACATTTTGCCCCTAGAGCCTCTTCCCTTTGTTTGGATCTTTTCAGGTGTTTTATATAAAGAACCGTATATGATATTTTCATCATCGAAATAAGATACTTTAAATCGTGGTAACTCACTCTTACGTCTGCCACTAAATGCAGCTAATGCTAAAATACAAGCCTTGTCATATTTACCTTTTTCAACCCAATAATCAAGCATTCCCTGTACTTGCTCGTCAGATAACACAGTTTTGGTGAATACTTTCTCATTTGCGGGATTTTCAATTTTGCGTATAATCGGTTTAAAGTTCTCATACTCATCATCTAATATAGCTTCGACATAATTTGAAAGAGAAGAGAGAGTAGATTTTACTCTACGCATTCTAGCTGGCGACCATTTATATTCAGTAAGACAAAAACTCTGATAACGAGCAATATCCCTCTTAGATAAATCAATAAAGAATTTGTTGTCGCAATGCTGAAGTAGATAAACCCAAAAATTAAAAAGGTCACGCCTGTACGCATTAATTGTATTCGGAGATCTATCCACTGAACGAAGATAATCCAAAAAGTCATTTCCTAACTCTATATTCTCTTTATTGCACTGAACCAATAGTTCATCTGTAACAATATTGTTATGCTGTATTTTTCTACCCATTAAATCTCACTTCCTTTCACATATAAAAAAGAAGCGAGATAGTAGTAATAACTATAACGCTTCCATTTTTTAATTCAAATATTCATTTAATTTCTTTGTTAGCCAAATTTGTCCTTTGCCAGTTAATAATGGAGTATATGTAATATGAATTTTTCCATTGCATTCATTGGTGTTTTCTTTATATTGCATATAACCAGATTCGAGCATTTGTTGAGAGGGTTTATTTTTTAATCCATAACTTGAACACAGATATCCTTCATTTCTACACCAATCCATTATTTTATTTCTCCCAAACGATTTATGAGTATTCTGAAAACTCGCTGCAAATTTACCAAAACTAACACAGTTCTCAGAAACGGCAACCGTATCATGAAACTCAACTTTTGGTTTTTGCTCTTCAATCTTTGCATTTAGTGGTGCAGTAGCAAGTTCTATTAAACGATTATGAGCATAAGCAACCTCACTTGCGTCTTTGCTAAATAATTGTAATTTGAGTTTTTCTTCTTCTGTAAGTTGATTTCCAGACTTCAGTTTTTCTTCCATGAGATTAAAAGCATTTATATACTTCAATTTCCATTCAAGAGCTTTCTTTCCTGTAAATCCCATTACAATTAAAGAAAATCCATCACGATTCATTAAATAACAAGGTTGTTCTCTTCCATATGAATCTTTCACCGTACTATAGATAAACATCTCGCCAAAATTGGCGACATCTTTTTCAAGTGCTTTAATACTACGATTCACCTTATCATGTGCTTTACCAAAATTATCAGCTACATCACGACTACTTGTTACAATTTGTCCATTTTCATTTGTTAGAAAAATATCACTCATTTTTAAAAATCCTCCTTTTATCAATACAAAATATTAGTAAAAGGAGAGAGCAGGTAATTATCCTGCAAACTCTCCGCTAGTTAGTGCGATAGGAACATGCCCTATACATGCGTTTCACTAACGAAGGTAGAGATAGGAGAGCAACGCCATCCTATAAACTCTTTATTAAACTATCTGTTCAACCTATTTATTTATTCTCTGTTTCCATTCACAGAAACATTGAAAAGCACATCAGTATGGACTCGAACCATAAGCTCGCAGTTTTGGAGACTGCTGTGTTGCCAATTACACCACCGATGCATACAAAAAGAGTGTGTAGTATACACCACACACTCCCAAAAATCTAAAATCCAAAAGCCTTTAACATCTTCTGAATATCTTCATGATTTAACTCATCGCTAGAGTAGTAAGAATAACTCATATAAGAGTCGCCATCTGACCTACTAGCAGTAAATCCGTGAGCATTCCCATTTTCGTCTTCAGAAGTATGTAAATAAGTCTCATCATGCGCAGGACAGTTCCCACAATCACCATCGCAGTCATCTTCCTGACCAAACAGAATAACTTCCTTATCCTCGTTTACACAGTAATTAATAATATCCTGTGAAATATCACCATCCATATCAATATAGAAAATATCTGTTTTATCAAGAACTCCAAAGTCCTCGATAGGGACAACAGTGATTACACAATTATCATCAACCGATACTAAATATTCGTCTATATTCATATAATCTACAAGATCAATCTCTTTAACACTTGTTTCATCAAGCGCAAGAAGTTCCTCCATGATATACTCAGCAATTTCTTTATTTACAATTACACCAACTGTTTTATCAGTATGATATAATCTATTGATATAAATAGAGATAATGTCATCAACTTTGTCCTCAAGATCAATCATCTGAATGTTTTCATATTTATTTTTCTTCAAACAATTCACGACCTTTCAGATTAGAGCTGCTTTGCAGTCTTTGACATCTTAAATGTGATCTCGTCATGCTGTGGAGTTACATACTCATCACCCTTACGATCACCCATCATAATCTTTCCTCTACGCTCTGGAACTGTCTTAACCTTAAACTTTCCAAGTTTTCCAACAGGAACTGACTCTGTAGCATCACCCTTTAATGTATCTGTAATAACATCTGCAAATGTATCAAGTACAACAGCAATGTCACCTTTCTTAGCTCCTTCGATTCTTTCTGCGATTGCGCTTACTAATTCATTTTTTACCATTTTAAATTTCTCCTTTATTTTCCTTAATATTTTTTATAATATAAAAGAGGGTAGCGTCCATATAAGGCACACTCCCTCTGATAGTGGCTTCGTCAGCCAAAAAATAAAACAATCAAAATGATTGCAAAAACATACAAATTTACAATCAAAATAATGGTTTTTAATTAGCGTTTAATAATCCAATTGGATATCATACAAACAAATTAATCCGTTATTTCCAATAACAGAAACTGTCTGTTCAGGTTTATTTATCTTTCGAATTGACACCGCATAGTTATCTGATCCTGAACAACAACCACTTTCAATAACTTTCGTATCATAAACAGTAGTTAATCCATTAGTGTGTCTATGCCCTAACAATACAATATCTGGCTTAATATTGAACATCATTGTAAAATTTTGCACAACATTACTTGGTGAATCTTTATGTCCATGAGCAGCAAATACATTATTACCACGAATATTAAACATTGCAATTTCAGGCTCAATGGTATTATCACAAATAGTAATATTTTTTATATTCTGTATTCTTGCCTTTAGATAGAAAGGTAGCAATATGTCCATATTTTCGCCATCTAAAGCATCTTCCTTCTTAGGGGAAATCCTAGAATGATTACCAGGTGTTGTATATACATAGATATGATTAAAGTGATTTGCCATGCGAGAGATCATAGCAGAAATCAGTTCTGAAACATATTTAAACTGTTCCATTAAGTCCATATTATTCTGCAATCGAAGATTATTATGAATAATTCCACTAAGAATCTCGCCAATTACAAGATAACAGTTTTCAGATTGATGCATTCCACGAATATCAAGAATATCAGAAGTGAATTTTTCGATCCGTTTCTTTAAAATATCTTCATCAAAATCATTTTTCCAATTATGTATCTCAATTCCAGTATGAATATCTGTTAAATGCACAAGTAAATCTGTTGAACTGTTAAATAACGTATAATGTACTGGAATATTCATTGGCTCAACATTCTCACAAATAATACGCTTCACCATATCAGCGTAAGACTCTTTGCGAGCTTCCTGCCTGATAAGTCTATTGTACTCAACTCTTGCATCAGAAAGTTTAATCTTTTCTTTACGCATTTTAATTAACTCAGCATTATCTGAATTGTCTTCGGATTCTACTGGCTCATTAACCCATCCAGCGTCAATATACTCGTATAATAATTTACTACCTTTACGCACTGTATCTCTGTGCTCTAAATCACCATTAAATTCAGAACGAAAGTCAGCAACATCTTGCCACTCTAAATTTTCGTCTGTCCTTTTTCTTTTGAGTAAGTCTAATTGTCCTCTAAGAAATTCATTTTTCTCGATGTCGTCCACCTACTCTCTATTCAGCAGATTCGGACTCTTCATCTGAAATCTCAATGCTGATTTTAATATCAAAAATAGTAGTACCTTCTGGTAATTTCTCTGCAATACGATCTACAATAGAACCTTCATCATCAACGAAAATTCCATTTTCAATTCTTACTCCACTTGCTGTAATATTCTTTTTAGCGGCACTAACAGTTGCTTTCTTAATTTTACTATCTACCATATTTTCTCCTTTTTTCTCCAATAAAATAGGAGAGCAGTGCGCCCTCCTTAAATAATTTCATCAATTGTACAATCTTTACCAACAATACAATCGCAAACACCAACTGATTTAGCTTCTTCTGGATAAAAATACCACTCAACACGGTACTTCTCATCATAAAGTTTCTCATCAATCTTTGTCTGAGTCATAATATAGTTTTTAGTATGAACTTCAACCTGACCAGCTTCAAAATCAACACGATCTTTCATTTTAGCTGTTGAATCCCATGCAAAAGAAGAACCGTCATGCATTAAAAAGGTACTATTTGGCATAGCATAACGTCTCTTACCTGCAATAAAGATTAAGAATCCCATTGAATAACAATATCCCTGATTAATCGTATAAACAGGTGTTTTACTTGTAAGAATAGCATCAATGAGAGCGTATCCATCTGGAACAGAGCCTCCATTCGTATTTACATACAACAAAATTGGTTTTCTATTCTCTACGTGGATATCTTTATCAAGTCGATTATATCTGAGAATATGATATACAATTTCATCAACTACGTCTGAATCAATCACATAGTTAATATATAGACGTCTTTCCTCAAGGTCTTCCATATTGTATTGATCACCTTGATACAAAGTAATATTTTTCTTAATATCTTCCATACGAGTTACCTCGTTCTTTCATAATATTTTTATTAAATTGTAAATTTTAGACTAGAATTAGCAATAACAACTCGTGTTGATTTGCATTGTTTTTCAAATTCCTTATCTAATGCTTTTTTCAAAGTCTCTTTTGCTAAATTAGAGCCATGATGCAAAATTATTTTTTGACAATTAATTGATGTATAATTTTCAACTAACTGCTTAAATGGAGCATGTCCAGACATTGATTTTAAAGAATATGAAGCACATCTACATGGGTACTCTTTCTGATCAATAGTGATAGACTTTCGTTTGTTGTCTTTTAAGAGAGAAGCAAGAGAACCTTCTGTACTAAATCCAACAAATAGAACAGTAGCATTAGGGTTTGGCACATTATGTTTTAAATGATAGCGGATGCGCCCCACTTGACACATTCCACTCGTGCTTAATATCAAACATTCTTCATCACTTGATACAAGAACTTTGCTTGACTCTGGCTCTTTTACAAAAGTAAACATATTACTTTTAAGCATTTCATCAAATAACTCTTTATCTTCTCCATCTAAGCATCTTGAATAATCATCAAAAATTTTAATAGAAAGAGGTGAATCAATATAAACATGTGGTTTCCATTCAGAATCTTTATACATCTCATAAATCATAAGAACTAATTGTTGAATCCTAGATTGGGCAAAACTTGGTATGATAACACGTCCATGCATATCATGAATTTGCGTTTCAATTATAGACTTAAATTTTTCTAAATCATTTTTTCGTTCTTTGTTTCCTGTTTTAATTTCAGGCTTATCACCATATGTAGATTCACCTATAACAATATCTGCTTTGTCCACTTGTTGATATTTTCCCACAAAATGATTATCAACAACTTTATTACCAATATCTCCTGTAACAAGAATTGTTTTTGTAAGTCCGTCAATAGTAATATACAATTTTATTTGACAACTTCCGAGAAGATGTCCACTGGGAATAAGTTCAAAAGCAATTTCATCATTTACAATAATCTTTTTGTTCATTTGATATGCTAATGTATACTCCAGCATTTTATCTACATCTTCTTTAGAATATAAAGGCTGATAATTTTTATTATGTTGTGAATTGATTAGTTCAACATCTCGTTCACTAATAAAAGCAGAATCATATGACATATCTCTTAAAACTTCAATAGAGCCTTCTGAAATTATTGTAGCACCACGACACCCTTCCTTGTACAATCGTGGAATTAAGAGACAATGATCTCCATGATTATGTGTTACGAAAATGAAATCAATATCTTTTGACTTAAATTCCTTAAATTTTCTTTTATTAACAAGAAAATCTTCATGTCTATTATTTGTTTGGTGTAATCCACAGTCTACAAGCATTTTATAATTTTCAGTTGTAATTAAAATAAGACTTCCTGTTACATCTTCTGATGAAGGAGAGTCTACAAAAGAAATTCGAATTGAATTTTTCTTTTTCTTTGCGATGGTATTCACACCACCTTCCTTAATTATTTCTCTAACTTAGTAAGTAGAGATAGATTTTTCTTGTTCTCACACAAGTAATACTTATGTCTCCCATTAAGTTTACCTGTTGAGCTAATGCCCTCATATCCGAACGGGACACCTATTTTATTAAGTTTGAGAGCTGTCTGTTTACTAATTAATAAAATAATTTTCACTTCTTTCTTGATTTATTTCCTACGATAGAGTAGGATAGTAATTGGGAATGTAGGATTTGAACCCACGACCTCCTGAACCCAAATCAGGCGTTCTAACCAAACTGAACTAATTCCCAAAATAAAAAATCCAATACCGAAGTATGAGACTCTTATTTAATATGAGCTGAGATATTTGACTCAATACACTAACATCTACTGTGGTTGGACACAGTTTATCACACAAGCGATTAGCTTGTAGTTAGCAACAACACCGATTTTGACATAATCGGCAAACTCTTACCACAAAGTATTATAGATTTTCTTTCTGCACATTCTTCCTTGCGAGATTCATAGGTTGCAGCCTATTAGAGTTGCACGTACTTGTACTTTCTCATATAACACCTTGCGAGTGCTATATGTCACCATATTACAGGTGAATAAGTTGTTTTTCTCTTTGCGGTCGCACACACTTTTGCTGTTTTGTAATTTTTTTTAAATCTTATTTACCTAAAATAATTTGATTTCTTTCAAAAGTATGTACTTATTATGGACGATGAGGTGCACATTTGACCATCCGTACCTTTTGAGTACAGCCCAATCATCACCATCCTGCTCGGATTGCAATCTCCTCACTTTTTGATTCCATCCCTGTTTTTCAACTTAAGAGATATTACCAAAATCCTACTAGCAGTTACACTTGCGGCATTCCCACCAATAGTACACAAATCATACCCACATTTCTGCGTTACTACAGTGCCTATTTCAAGACACCCACCAATCAACCATATTCGCCAACAGTTGTCCTTGAATAGAAGGTTGGGTGTAGATTTTATGTGTTTTCCGTTAAACTGTATTTTACAGTCGCAGCCTTATAATACGATAAAAACCACTTTATACATGTCGCCATGCTTATTTTGAGATTTAACATCTCCTGATCCGAAACCAACCAGTCCTACAAAAGTAGAAAAGCTCTCCCAGTAAGACTCGAACTTACGACTTTCGCATTAACAGTGCGATGCTCTACCAACTGAGCTATAAGAGATTAAAAGAATAATCGGCAACCATACTACAAGAACTGTAGCACAGTCACCGACACATATAAGAAGAGGAATACAATATGAATATGTACCAATCTTAGAAATGATTTTTAGAATTGTTCAGAACCGCCAATGATTAGTAAGCGATGGGAAGTTTCACATTGAGTTCTCCGTCTCAAACATTAACGTTCGCATTTATGGCTGCGTACACCACATGCATTTATTGTAGCCTCAGCATGATACGAGATCCAAATCACTGTTCTGAATTTAATTTGTATTATATGGTGTCCGTTTAGGACATTGTTAAATCGTTGTCTCTCGACAATTATATATTCTCTGTTTTATCAGCCAAGAAAAGCTGATTTCATTGTTTTCCATATGTGATATATACGAAGCTGAAAATGTCAACAAACCCTTATTTTACAAGGAAAACACTGATTTTCTATTTCGCTACTCTATATTTATGAGCAATTTTTCGCTTTCTTTCACGTTCATTTAAAGTCGCACAATCACAACAATACAGTCGTTTATTTCCTGTTTTCTCAATAATTCCACCACAACGTTTGCAACGAGAATATTTTTTATGATCCCTGATTCCATAATACTGTTTTTGATATTTTCTTATTTCTCCATCAAGTGATCTATTTATATATTTCACATAAAAATTATCTTCAGTAATAAAATCATAATTGTTTACAATCTGAGTCTTATCCTCATATTCGTCAATCAATTTGCAATTATCAAAACATTTTCTCAAAAATCCTTCAATAACCTTTTTATACTCATTCCAAGATAATGTCATTTTCTCCATTTGAAAACGTTGTTTGAGTTTTTCAGCTTTGTCAATCGTATCATCAATAATATCTGTAACTGTATCTGCATCCATTTCAATTCCAGATAACCAATCGAAGTACATTAACTTTGGTTTCTTTAATAAGTCCATATATTCCTTATTGAGAATTACTTCTTTATCAAAATATCTTGTATAAATATTATTGATTTTCTGTCTGATAATAGCGCACCAATTTTCATCTTTAGTCATTGACTTGTAATATCTGTATTCAATTCCTGACCATGTATCAAATACTCGTCCAAGTTCTGTGTCAAGTAAATCCTTTCTGACTTTAAAATGAATTGTTTTAATATATGTACGTCTTTTATTATCAGAAGCCCATATCGAGGAACAGAACGAGTTAAATATCTCGTCCTTTACCTCATTATTCGCTGCTTCTTTGTAATCTTCTATAATTTCATATAAAAATGTTTCATTACAGTCGTAAATATGTATCACCTACCTCAAATTCATAGTATTTCCCAAGATATTCGTATGAATCATCTGTCTTATAAGGAACTTCCCTTATAGAAATATTTCTCTTTGGATTTGTATTGTTTTTTAGATTTTCGATGATATAATCGCCATACGCAGACCACGCAAGAGATTTACTAATAGAAACAGAAGAATAAGACACGCTAATGATATAATTCGCTATAATATTTTCTTGCATTTTTAATTCGTTTAGTATTTTTTCCTTAAAATCATCTATAATGATAGAAAAATTAACTTCATTCCTATATACGTCAGAACTTGACGTGACTTTATTATTATCACTATAATGATCATGTATAAAAGCAGCATATTTATTAATATATTTTCTGCATATTTTTCTCACTTTTCTATCAGACAAATCCAAATCATTGTCAATGATTAAACATCTAGTATCAACTAAATCAATTTTGTTATCCCATAGAATATTTTTCTTTTCCCAAGTTTCAATATAATCACATAACTCATTCATAGGAGAAGGAGAGTGATATACATTAAGATATTCTTTGTCTTCATCAGATGCGTCTTTATTTTTCTTGATTATATTCATATAAGATTTCATTTTCTTTGGATAATTATGGAGTAAGAAATATGGAAGCTGTTTGAGATGCTTTCTAAGACCTGAATTCATATGCCATCTGAATCCAGTTTTAAGGAAGTCGATTTCTTTGCCCTGAAAAATTCTTAGAAGAGAAGAGTAATCAGAATATAATTTTTGAATATCTGGATTAGTCGTATATTTATTCTCTATACTTGTGGCAACATTAGTAATTTCACCAATACGATTATCTCTTGTCATTACCTCATACTCAATAAGATTCTCTTTTGTATATGGTTTTGACTGAGCAGTTACTTTGTCTTCAATATCAAGTATGATATGCTTGTCTATTTTTGAATCAATAATAATAGGATCATTGCTTAAATAGAAAATATCCCCATCAAAATCTGCGCCACCTTGCTGTGGAGCTGATACATCATACATGTTAAACATTACTACATCTTGGTCTTTAAAATAATCAAACCATTTTGCAAGAATGTCATTTCGTACAATCTTAATCTTATTTACCTCTGACGGATCAACAAGTGGAGAACGGAATGAACAACAATATCCTGGTTCAAAATTTGCTGTATATAATTCTCTTTCTCCAAGACAACCAACTGGTTCTTCGCCAACGGCATACTGAAGATAACCAATCATATCACCAACACCTGTATGATAAAAACCTGAGCAATAAATCTTGCCAACCTTTGCTTCATCAATAGACTTTTTAAGTTTTCTATAAATAAATTGCTTAACGGCAGGATCTTTCAGCATAACATCATTTATCAATGCAGCTTCAAGATATTTACTTTCTGGCTCATAATCTTCTGTGTCGGTAATTCCCATGAATTTATATGTATAAAATTTATCACCTTTAATGATTTTTTCATACATATTAGTGGTATATTTTGCAAGCTTAATGATTTTTCCATCATTCTTAGAATCTAATATGTCATAGTCCTTTTTTGTTTTATCTGTATAACATTTGACATATTTATCATTCCAAAGATCCAGACATTGTAAATACTGAAAATTCATTCGTGTATATTTATTTAAATGCTTAATATGATGACTGTATTTACTGATTCCAAGTTTGAATTCATACTTTCTGACAGTATTCATATATTCAATCCATGCGTTTTCGCCATAAGTTGACTTAAAAATCTTGTGCCCTTTAAACATCGAAATATTCCAGATGCAATCTATATCATCAATATTATGAACATGCCCATAAATGTCAGTAATAGTAGTGTAACCCCATTCTTTAAGAATTTGTTTAAATGGTACATATACAGAATATCCTTTGATAAATGGTAAACGTACCTGTGTTCCAATAACTTTATAGTCTAACCCAAGTTGCTTACTCACAGTATTCATAAAGTTTTCTTCATGACAGCCACATCCGTCAAAAGGTGATAATCCAATATCTTTTAATCCTTCTTCAATTTCTCTGGTTTTATATTTCTTTTTCTTACCAGTATTTTCATCAACAAATTCTTTTTCTTTTTCAACTACGTATTTGATAAGCTGATTTTTTAATGTTTTTTCATACTCGCCAATAATCACAATATTAGGCATATAATCTTTAATAAGAGTACATGAACTGAATGGCAAACATCTCTGAGCTTCATACTTAGAAATAACACACTCATCAATTTTAATATCCATCTGAGTAATCAAATATAACTCATCAAAAATTTCATCACATACAAATGCAGTTATTCCATCTTTACCTTGTGAAGCTGATTTGCCAAAACGAGAGTAGTGGATTCCATTATATGTAAATCCATCATTTAGAATTCTTCTAAGAGATTCTTCCTGTTTTGGATTCTTCTTTGCAATAACCAACATAAGTTCACTTATATGGGATGATGGCTCGCCACGAAGTCTCTGAATCTGATCAAATAAAGGAGAGTCACCTTGCTTGATAAGATATTCTTTTTTGATTTCGGTTTCTCTATTAATCTGAATATTAAAATTCCCATCTATAAGTTCTCTTATTGGTATTTTAACTAGTGTATACTGTACCTTTTTTATAATAATTCACCACCTTAATCTAAGTTCTCCCAAAATTCATCTTCAGAATCATATCCACCATAATCTAAGCTCTCTGCAAACTCGTGAGATGATTTTGTAGAAGCTTTGTAATAACATTGCTCCAATTCAGAACATTTTTCACACCTAAAATTGTTATCAAATTCACATTCCGAAAGTTCATCTACAATCAATTCTTTCATTTCTTCAACATTGTCAAAATTATTATTCATATAAATTTACCTCCACTTATATATTCTCCAAATGAAATTTCTATTTCTCGCTAGTATACAAAATATACCGCTACTTTATCTATATGGCATTTTCTTGCAATCAAATAACTTGTATATCCATCAACTAATTCAAAATCCTTATTAAGTAAAATAGGAGATAGTAATTCACCATGTTTCAAATACCAATCTATTTTCTGTGAAAATTTAATCTTCCTTGGTGGTGTTTTTTCAAATTCTGGACTAATCTTAATTTCATCAACATTTACCCAATATTCAAAACCATTCTCATAGACACCAAACAATCTTTTAACCCATCTAATAATATTTCTCATAAATTTCCTCCATAATATGTGTTTTAATTTTTAAATATTCTAAAGTACTGTCATTACAATTCAAACAATCTCTATGTATATATTCTCCATAAATATTTTCAACATAAGCGTCTCCACCATATATTCCTTCTTTACAAATAGGGCAGTAGTAGTCTGCTTTTGGCGGTGCATAATTAGGACATTGTGATAAGCAAGGATTATGACGACATATTTCACACATGATTAATACCTAGTCTTTTCTGTTCAAAGAACGCATTACCTTTATCAAAGCAACTAAGCATGTACTCGTAAGCGTGAATATACTCATCAAAGAATCCAGTCTGTGCAGCTCGTTCAACTATCAGGCAGATATTATCTCTTATATTTTCCTTCTCAGAAGTGATATACTGTGTATCAATTTTTGTACCAATATTTATCTTTACTTCAACATCTTTACGGGATAGCCACATTGATAAAGAATACTTGTCCTTTTTCTTGTCGAAATAATATATACATTCTATCAAGTAGTTTGAATATCCTAGTTTATCTATATTAATTTCAATTGTATAACCTTTATCTTTAGATCTAATCATTTCGTTTTCCTTCCTTCATTCTAATTTTTGATTCATAATTCTTTTTACATTGTTCATCGAATCGCCAATCAGAAACGATTCGTTCTACAATATTTCTACTTCCTTCATAATCAGTACAAAAATCTGACTGACAGATATTCCCTCCATATGTATTCTGATACTTATGGTTCTTTGATGTAATTGTTACTGTTTTGTTCATTTAATAGTTCTCCTTTGATTTTTAATGTTTTGTTCATTGCAATCAACTCCTTTGAGTGCTGCGTTAATTGGTTACATATGTTTATTCTCTGTTTTAATTTCAATCTTGATAAAATTTTTTACTTATATGTTTCATATTGCGAAGATACATAATCCCATTTTCTAATTCTTTTTTTGGATCATATTCTTCTTTGGAACAAATATAAAAATGTTTATTCTGATAAATTATCTTATATGGAATAACATAAATAATGTCATCAGTATGCCAATTCCCATCAGTATCTTGATATCTTGGCATTCGATGAGTAATTATTAAACCCATCTGCTCAAGTATTTCAGTTGCTTTAGAAATCATTTTTGGTTTTATTCCTATAAATTGGGACATTATCTCGAATTGAGAGTGAAAAATTTCAGGTTTAGATTTTTTTGTTTTTTCAGAATGACCAGATATAGATGAGAATCTATTCCACATAAATGCTTTTATGTATGAAAATACCAACAAAAGAATACTTTTATTTAATGGTTTATAAGGTGATTCATACTTCATAATAGTTTCATATTCAAAATCATATATAATCCCATAATTCTGTTCAGGTATAAGTTTTTCTATATTTAACATTGATGATTGAAACGTATTTTGTATATATTTCGTTTCATCAAAATCAATAATGTATCCATTTAAGAATAAACACTGCATTGATTTAAAAAACTTGTCATATATAGATTCTCTGTTTTTATGTCTATCCCAGTTAGGTTGATATCCACTCCATTGAATCATGTAAATGGGAGAGTAGTTCACCATACCATCCCATGTCTGGTTATAGTTAAGATAGAAGAGTGCTGAAATTCTATGTTCAGGATATGTATTTTGCAGAATTATTTCTTTTGGTACTTTTACATTATGAGTTGGTATCTTAATTTCGACTTTAGGGACTAATGGTGATTTATTGTTTTCCGTGTTATCACTTCCTTTCATTTTAATATTCTCTACTTTAATACGATAAAGTATGTCACATCAGAGTGTGACATATCTTGCTCAAAAATCGAAATATATGTCACACCACAGTGTGCCAAATCAGCGTTCTTTTTATAAAGTATAACTGTATATATTAAAGTATAACTACTATCGTATTTATTTTTCGCTACGCTTCAAAATAAATACTCTTTAATTTTTTGGTTGGTTATTATTGGTTGATTTAGGTATATGGTGTTTTGGATTAATACTTTCATTTGGGTACATATGAGATGTACCTATAGTTTTATTCTCCATCTGGATTATTATTCTGTCCCAAATCAACATACTTCTCTTTGTAAATATCCTCTACAAAGAATACTGACAGCTTATCATGATATTTTTCATATAACTCTTCATCAGTGATAAGAGAGTAACATTTACCTATTGGTGTATCTACAATTCTTCTATAATCCTTTACAATAGATTTATCTTCTTTAAATTTGTCACCTATCTTTCCGCAAATAATACAATAGCTATACAATGAGATATATGTTTGTGTGCTTCTTGGTAAGTGATATTGAATTAAGCATTCATTATAATGATGTTTGTGTTTTGATTTGCGATTACTCTTGGAGATATTACTTTCTGTTGGTTTGAGATATTTTGGTATTTCGTTTTCTTGTATCATTAAATTTCCTCCGTTTAATATTTGTTATTTGGTTACATAATCTTTTAGGTATATAACATCCTGCCCAGTAGACTAAAGGATCTGTTAATGGAATTACTTTCTCAAGATTACAATCATATACCATTATGTCATCAGGTACTTCTGCTTCATAACATGGAACTTTATATTTGAGATGGTTAAGAGATTGATTATTTTTATACCCATCTATAAAGAACCATAAACCTTCCTGTAGATCTTCTTTATGCTGATTGTAGAAGAAAGTATGTTGTTGTTTTAATTGCTGCATAGTATATTCCATTCCAGGATAATCTTTTGGATTAATTTTTAACCATGTTTTAAATATGCAAATATGATGTGTTTGCTTTTGCGGTATAAAACCTGTTATTGAGTATCTGATTATTTTCATAATGTTTTCCTTTCTTTTAAATGGGAAATATCTTGTAATAAACGATTTAGATATTTATATATTTTCTTTTTATTGTGGTATTTGAAGCTAATTTGAAGTGGTGTTGAAGTAATTAGAAATAATATATGGTGTATGGATGTATTTTTTATACTGTGATTAGCTGAGTAAATTAACGATTTTGAGGGTAAATTTCAATTTTTATGTGTCAGGTGATAACTTGTAGGTGGTATGAGATTAAAATGGCTTATTTTTCTCTGAGCATTGATTTAAGATAGAAGATGATACATGTCATGATGTCTCATCAAAAATAGTTGAGATTCTTGTATTAATGTTGTATGTATCTGCTAAATTGTATTTATTTAGCATATTATCTACGACAGATTCAAATAGTTTTCGTAATGTCAGATTGTGTTCTATTACATCAAGTGTGTAAGCAGAATCAATTTTATTCTCATAGCAGTAGTCATCTATCTCTTGATTGAGATCTATATCAGGATATGTGTTCTGTAATTCACTGTATAGATTTTTATATAGCTCTTTGTGTGTGATATGAAAATAATCTGTTAAGAGTTGATATTTTGGGTACATTTTGGTTGACCAATATGACCATTTCCTTTTAGGTAACTGTTGTGGCTTTTTGAGAGAGTTAATTTCTTGTTGCATTGATGTAATTGTCTGTGTGAGAGTAGTGAGTGTATTAGTTATTGCGTTTAATGTTTCTGTTATAGGTTGCATATTCATATCTGATATAGTTTTGTGGTCTATAAATACTGAAGCTAATACATCTGCACATTTATCTTGGTATAATTCAAGTTTTTCTGTAATATTTGGATAATCTCTTTCTAACCTTTTTGTAATATTAATTTTTGCAAGTCCTAATGGTAATTTGTGTACAGAAATACACTCTGTTAATTGATATCCACCATTAGTAGGTATGTTGAACTTCAACACTCCTTTAGATAAAGTCTTATCTTTTATCCATTTTGAGCGTTGGTATCTCACCTGTTCATCTTTAAAACCAATTCCTCTTAATATTGAATTAATTGCTGTATAGATTTCACCAGTTGCGTTATTCTTGAGTGCAATAAGGTTGTCTCCATAGAAATTAAAATCTGTTACTTGTAATGCTGTTTGTGTATTCATATTTCTTCGTCCTTTCTTATACTTATATTATTTTGATTTATAAGTTTCTGGTTATATATTCTCTGTTTGATTTGTTTTTTTGCATAAAAATAAGACAGTGCGATTACTGTCTTGATAGTTTTTGCGTGTAGTTTTATGATAGCCCCTATGTTGGGATTATATTTGTTCTGAGAGATAAATAAGGAAATTTTATATTTAGGTAAGGATTTTATCATTGGAGATATTTTGAAGTGAATTTGGGTCGATTTCGTGAGATTTAAGCTAGAGATTGTGGTATGAAATGAGAGGATATATGGGTAGTGAGGTTAATATTAATAATATGATTTGGAATTTTTACTGAGAAGATCGTTATCGGTGAAAGTGCTTATAAATAAGCATAATTTTTGGAATTGTGGATGGATTTTTGGCGAGATGGAAGTTTGATTTTTGGGTTGTGAAGTGGGTGAAACGCTTAATTTTAGTGGGTTTTGACGATATGGAGTACGATAAAGGGTAAATTTTGGCTGAATGGCAGATTTGCCTTATTTTTATGGGATTTTTGATGATTAAGAGGAGGTAAATTTTTTTAGTTGGTGTATAGATGAAGCCGCTATAGGCAGCAGGACAAAATCATGTCTGCTTTTCAGTTTTTGCCACCCCCCGGATCATTAAAAACTACGGTATTTCTACATTTTACCGTAGAATTAAAAATAAAACAAATGTTCTTATAAAATCAGATCTGGACTGTTAAAGCAACACACTTGATAGATATTTAAGTTATACCTAACATATCCAGTTATCGTTAGTTATCCACATTTTTATAAGTTATCAACAATCAAATAAAACTTATCCACATAGTTATCCACAAATTGTTCATAACCTCCACTTTAACATCAAAAACAATCATTTTTAGGTTCACACTCTCCACTTTACACCCTAAAACCTGCATAAAAATGGGATAGTTCACCACTTTAATATAAAATCAGATAAATTTGAAAATATTGTTGACATTCACAATTAATTGTGATACTATACTCAATGTCAAGAGATTGACAGTCACAAAAAAGTTTCTCAAAAAACTTTTCACAATGTATTGACATTCACAATATCTTGTGATATAGTTATCACAACGAAACAAGAAAGAAGGTTGATAGCCGATTGGAAAATACATAATTCAAAAATTAAAGATTGTAATAGGGCTTCTACTGGATGGTAACATTCAGCAGGCTATAGAATCCATAAAGGATATTATAGCATACTTAGAAGATTATTCTAATAAGTAAAGCCCGATTGATAACTAGAAAAGATATTCTAGCACCGTAGCAAGTCTATTATATCAATTCTAGTTATCAATTACAATCCCAGGAAAAAACAATTTTATATCCTTATATAGATACTCTTTCATAGTCCTAGACATTGAAAGAAAAGACTATAGCAGGTTATAAGATTCTATGGTAGTCACTCAATGAGTTTTACTGTATACAAATTGAATAAAATGGTTATATGGTTTTTCCTGAAAAACCTATGGGAACGGCAAAAATTTAATCTTGAAATAGATTAATAAGCCCTAGAATTAGCAATTCTTGTATCATATAAAATGATATGTCCTCACCTTGCTACACGGCAGGAAGATAGCAAATAAGCTATTAGCAAACGGCTCTAACCTTAGATTATTTTCTAGGAGTGGTCAACAATAGGAATGAGAACGGCAGGAGTTGAAAAACTCACATAAGTTTAAAAATTTATCCGATAATAGCACGGATAACTTCAGCAGGGTAGAAGTACAAACAAAAGTATAATAATTATTTAATTTTAATTGGGTAAAGGGTAACACCTCCGATTATTTTTATTTTAGCAGGGTAATGCCTGTATTATAAAGATACTTGTAAAATTAAATGATTCCCTTATATGGCTATTATAAAAGTTATACATAGTTAGAAGGCTAGAATAAGTCTATCCAAAAAACATTGCAACGCACTATAAAGCACCTACTTTTTAGGTATGAATAATCAAATAATAGATAGTTTGCGTCATTGTAACACTGGCTCTAGCTCTAGCCTTTTATAGTGTGCATAGCACTATAACCATAAACATAATAAAAATATTATATGCACCGATTGCGTCAAGTCGGAGAAGGAGTAATTATGACAACAACAACTTTATCAATCAATTTCTACAATGCTACAATCACAGACGGACTCAAGAATGAGTTTATGCAGGCTATTAATCACGAGTTAGCAGGAATGAATATTGAGTCTCTCAATGATTCTATTTCACGGTTAGAGAAGCAGGCTTCATCTATTCAGAAGGATATTGACGACAACGGGGACGATGAAGCAGGTACTAAGCAGAAGAAACTTGACGGTATCAATGCGACTATTGCAGATAATAAAGATGCACGGACTAAGTGCGAGGAATCACAGGATCAGACTCTCGACATTTACAACAAGGTTGTATCTACCATGTCTGAGAAAAACAAGGATCATTTTGGTAACTCTAAGGATGTAGTCCGCACGGTTCTTAGGGTACTTGCAACATGGGATAACTCTAAGTTGGCGAAGTATGCTATCATTCCGGCTTTTCAGTCTCCTGCACTCTATGAAGCACTTGAGACTATTCATATCACAAGTAAAGCTAATGAAAATGGCGAATTGTCTATGACTAACGATGTCAAGGAAGCATATAAGAAGGCTTCACAGGAGTTAGAAACAATTATCAAAACAACTTTCAGTCTGCCTTTTGAAACTCCGTACACAGATAAAACCCGTGTAAAGCTGACAGCAGAAGATAAAAAGTTACTTAATGATTGCTACATCCGTGGATTCTCTAACAAGTTCGATACAGACGATGACGGAAAAGTAACATTCAAAAAGCGTCAGATTAACACACTTGTAAAGGCTAAAAAGAATAAGAAAACGCAGGAAGTAACATATGATTATTCAGGACTTGCAAGCACTATCAGCAACATTGTAATCAAACACTATTTCGCATAATGCAAAATATAAAATGTATAGTACGAAAGGGCAAGGGTTAAACTTTGCCCTTTTAATAGTGTGCATTTTACACAATAATTTTAAGGAGGAAATCACTATGGATTTATTAAAAACTATAAGAAAATATTACGAAGAAGGTAAAATGTCTGCAAAAGATGTTATTGAAAATTATAAACAAGTAAAATTATATGGGAAAGATGGAATGTTTAATAGTGAAGTTTACTATGCTTGGTTTGATTTTATCTACTCAGATTCAAAACTTTGCGAATTATTATAATGTAAGGAGGAATCACAATGCAAATTAAAAAAATACTTACGCCTCACGAAGTCATTAAAGGCAAAGAAATTCCTATGAATAGTATTGTTTTGCAACTTGACAACAAAATGATACTTGTATGCAATAAATTTAATCATTCACGCAAGTATAATTTAGAACTAACTGTATGGTTGCCAACCGAAAATAAGTGGGTTCGCACATACACAAAGAATGAATATACGGAAATGATGTGGGATTATTACCGCAAGCATCAGCAGAAGAGAAACCACGATTTTCGCAAGTATGAAAATATGATGAAACATAACCGCAGACATAAAGGATGTGGAGACGGATCACGCATTTATAACGGAAGTATCACTGATTATGAATGCACTAATAATCCTTTACACGATTTTAGACGATGTTATAATTAAGAGAAAACGGAGGTATAGTTATGAATAACAAAAACAAGAAAAAAATTGATACCAATATTAAGGCAATCAATAGAGATTTAATAGAAATATCAGAAGGAAAATTACAATCTGATGAACTCATCAAAATGCAATTTGAAGCAATTAGAAGTCTCATTGATGATTGTGAAAATATTATGCTTAACAAATAATTTGACAATCACAATATCTTGTTATAAAATTGGAGGTGATTATATGGAGGTGAAATGAAAATGATAGTATATACAAAATTAGGACTATTATTACAACAACGCAAAATGTCATGGAGTGATTTACGAAAAGCGGGACTTTCTCAAAATATGCCAACCAGATTTTCAAAAAACGAAAATATAAACGGAGATACTCTGAATAAAGTCTGCGAATATCTCCATGTCCAACCTTCAGAAATTATGGAATGGATTCCTGATGCAGAATATAACAAGGCAAATGAAGAAATTGCCTCAATCGAGCAGCAAATAGCAGAACTTGAGGCAAAGAAAAAGCAGTTACAACAAAAATAAAGGAGGCAACCAACATGATAATAGAAGAAATATTAGGGCAAGTTAAAAGAGAACTTGTAAACTGCGATCCGTGGAAGGTCACACACGTAGAAGCGAAAAAGCGAATATTAGAATTGTTTGAGGAAAACAATATCTCAGAAACAGAATATAAGCCATATATGGCTAATAATGTTTTACCTGAATTATTATTAAAATAAACCATCAAGCACCCAATTTCCGGGTGCTATTTTATTGCAACAAACCAATATAAGAAGGGAGAACAAAAATGATTAAAGCAATCACACCAACTGAAACATACTACGCAGATCCATACACAAACACGCTCTATAACTCTGCCGGAAGAGAAATGACACACGGCTTCTTACGGATTATAGCATTCATGCTTTTCAAAAATATAATCGCAGTAGAAAACACAAACGGACAGCTTGTATACTGCTCACGGAAATTAAAATGCGCTTGACAATTTAAGCATCTAACGGAAATGAAATCTGTTAGGTGCTATTTTTATACCTAAAATTAAAAATTAAGGAGGAAACAATCATGAAACGCAAAATAATTTACACATTCACAACTATAGCACTCATTCTATCTGCCTTTTTAATAGGTAGACATACAACCAATTGGGCAAATGCCTATTGCAATTCGACACTCACAATCACTGATTGGAACACGGACGGAAATGAGTTATCCATGTTCTTATCAGACGATACAGAAATCTATGCATATAAGGGAGACACAGACCATTACATAACAAATAAGGCTTATATTGCTTTTGATGAAATTACAGACTATGCAATTGATGCCAATGGAATTTTGTATCTCATAGATACAATTGGTAATATTTATGAAATAAGAAAAGGAGAAAATTGATGAGAGAAAAAGCAAAATCAATTCACAATGCATATTGCGACTATGAAGTTGCAAAAGCAAAATCGCCGTCACGGATCTATTCAATCCGAACAGAATCACGGAAACCACACGGAATCAAAACGCACAATATGAGCAGAGCGATGTTAGCACTTGAGTTAGCATCGCTTTTTTAATACACAGAAGGGAGACGATGGAATGATGCAAAAAGCAATACTGTTTCGTGCATACAATGGAATAGAAATCATAGACACAAGACCAGAAGCAGAAATTGCATATTCAAACATGAAGTATGCAGAAGAACTTGCTTCAAAGAGAAAACAAAGACAAAACAAAGAGCATAAAAACTTTGCGGAAATATTATCTGCATTACTGTAGATAAAAGAAAGGAGACAAAATGAAAGGTTATAATACACCAGATGGGTACATGGGACTTGTAAATGGAAAATATCAGCTCTTTGCAAGCGAAACCGAATATTATGAATATATGTTAGAGAGGGAGAAAGTATGACTGAAAAACAGGTAAGGGAAATAAAACGCAACCTTTGTGTGAATTGCGGCGACAGGATTTGTTGTCGCGGAATGCAGAGTTGTAAAGATGCAAATGAATATATCACAAAGATAAGCGATCGCAAATAATGTGGTCGCTTTTATAATGCAAAAAATTATTTCAAGAAAGGTAAAGGTAAAAAATTATGTGCAAAAGAACATTTTTATTCCCAGAAGAAGCGGAGAAAGAAGTAGCAGAAATCAGAAAGGCAGAAGGAATTGACGAAAAGACAGAAAAACTTTTTATCAAAGAAGTAATCAAAAATGCAAAAGCAAATTCACGGATTGGTGACAAGGTACTGATTTGTATTGATCCAAAATTTATCCATTATCCTGAATGGCAGAGAGAAATCAGATTACCGAAAGCGTTGTCGATTGGCAACAACTATGATAGTAAAAGATGGGGATTACCAGCATATTGATATCATGATGGATTACTTTGGGCAATTGAAGGACAGCACAGAACATACGGTTCAGTAAAGGCAAAGAAAGATGCCGTTGTTGGCGAGGTTATTGAATGCAGCTTAAAAGAGGCAATTAATTTATTTGTAAATCAGACAAAAGACAGAACACAGGTACAACCGAAAGATACATATAAAGCTTCAATTGTCGGTGGCGATGAAGATTATTTGATGCTTAGAGATATCTGCCACAAACATAATCTTGCAGTAAAGGGAGACAGGAATAAGGAAAATACTGTAGGAACGCTCACATCTATAACAGATGGAATTGAATTAGTTCGCATGAATCCAGAATTACTTGACCATATTCTTGATATTATTACAAAACTTGGTTGGAATGGTTATGCAGATTCATATAATGGCAAGGCATATACAGCAAAGATTATTCGTGCATTAAAAGCATTATATGCTTATACAGATGGTCGGACAGATGAAATGAAAGAAGCCATTATTAAGCATTGTAAGGGAACTGAATATTTTGTAGAGAACATTATGGATAAGACTCAGGCGCAGATTTTTGATTATCTGTCTGAGATTGTGCGTTATGAAATGGAAAGTCCATTCACAGAGAAGAAACGCAAAACAACAAAGAAAACAGCAAAAGTAAAAGCAATGTAACAGAGAATAAACAATTAGAAGTCGAGTGATTAATATGAAACATCGGTAATAGCGAAAATAAGATGAGCTATCAGACTATACGGGCAAACACATTATAATAATGAGGAAAGGATTGAGTCAATATGGGAAAGAGAAGATGGACAAATGATACACGGATTGTAAAACCTGTATTAGAGGCAAACGGATATTTTGCACTTAATAATGGGCATAATTGTAACGGAAGTCACACAAAATTTGTGAATGACAACGGAGAAGTAATCAGTGTACCAAAATCAATTAACAGGATGTTGTGGCAAAGAGAAGCACGGAAACATAATATTGTTGGTGGTATGACTGTTATAGGCAAATTAAAAAGTTAGTAAATGGATATTTCATAAGGGGACGATTATATGAAAATTGAACATATGCAGTATAAAGGTAAAGAATGTGTTAATGTCTTTATTGATAAAAGCACAAGTAATGGATTGTTACGGTTTGGACACGAAATATCAGTAAATTTCTCAAAAGAGAAAGACAAATTGATATTTGAATCAGCATGGCATATTGGAGTTAGTGAAATGTCATGGGATTCATCAGAAGAAGATTCATTCGAAGAAACATTCCCAGGATTATTAGAAGAAATGAGAAATGAAGTTATGAAGAAGCTGTAAATGCGTGTTTCCTTGGATTGGAGGTAAGAGAAATGAAAGAATGTACAGTTATATGTAATACTCGTTGGGGATATTGCATGACACCTAAAAAATGCAAATCTATTGCAGAAGCAATTAGATATGCAAAAGAAATGGAAATGGCATTTAGAATATTTGTGAATGGAAAATGTATTAAGTCAGGTTGGTACAAATAAATTCGCATTTCAAAGGTAGGTGGTATAAATGAAAAAGATTTTAGATACACGATTTAAGGCTGATGGAAAATTGTTTATTATACATCATAATGATAAACGATCAGAATACGAAGGCAAATATAAATTACTGATGTATAACGAATTGGTTGATTCTTGGATGCTGAAGTCAACAGATGATTCAATGAAAACACTTAAAAAATATGCAGAAGAGAATGCAAAATATTGGTGATGAAAATAAAACTAAGATTTCTTAGGAAGGAGTGATGATATAAATGTATGAAGTAAAAGATAAAAATAAAGTAATCTATTTTACAAATAAGACTGATGCAGATAATTATAATGACTATTTGAAAAATGGATTAAAAGTTATTAGAACTCAAGGTAAAACCTATTATTTTAATAATGGTGACAGATTATTTGATGTAAGTATATCAAATGAAAAGAATTATGTGCTTGAAACACGGACAGGCAGAACAATTACTAGTAAAAAACTACAGAGAAAGCATCTTGAAGTAATTTAATTTAATAACTAAACAGAATAATGCAACCGCAAAGGCAGTTAGGAGAATAAATACCTAGCTGCCTATTTTATTACAAGGAGGAAACAAATTATGAGCAAATGGTTATATGATCCTGAAACGGATTCACGGAATGGAAAAGAGTTTACCTACAATTTGCCAATACATGAAAATGAGGACTTACTTTTAGGTTTTACATATAGGCAAATTATGGATGAAGTGATTGCAAATTACGGTCACAATGTAACAGAAAAAGAAATCAGAAAACAGGTAAATGAACATCTGGAAATGGTTAAAGAAAATATGGAAGAAAATTTAATGTTGTGTATCGACAGTATATTGAAAGAAATTAAGGAGGCGTAATTATGTATAAAATCATTAACCCATGTAAATGTAAGGTTTACACAAGAACAGGAAACGAAGTAGATAGAAATGCATTTGTGAGAATTGAATATAAAGATTCAAAATTAAGTATGTGTGGTGTAGTTGCGCCATTATCAAATGGAGATTGCCTTGGCTCTGCTGGTCAGTGTGTAGATGAAATTAGAAATGGTTCACCAACAGATGAGTGGACAACGGAAATGCTTAACAAATTATGTGATATTTGGGATAGATGGCATTTGAATGATATGCGTCCTTATTGTGAACACATGAGAGAACTTGGATGGACAGAACACACTCAGGATAAAGTTAAAATTGAGAAATGGACTTTAACAAAAGAAGCTTGTCAGAAAAAAGATAACGCAAAGAAAAGAGCATTGGAATGTTTGAAAAATGGAGAACCATTTTATCCAACTAAAGAGGAAACAACATATGCAAATATGGAATATTCTATTGATGTTTATGATGGTGAAGAAGTCACTTATGGAGAAGCATACGAATTAAAAGAGAAAGATTGTTTAGGACATTCAAATACAGAATATAAGACAAGAGGTTGGATTTCATATAAAGATCACAAACTCGGTTTTATTGGTAGAGAATGTCCAGTGTGCGGTTATAAATACGGAACTGCTTGGAAGATGGAAGAAGTACCACAGGATATAATTGAGTGGCTGGAAAGTTTACCAGAAACTAAAGTAAAGCCAGCATGGGTATAAGGAGGTCTAGTATGAGAGAAATTGAAGTAAACAATGGATGTAAGATTGTATTAGAGAATAAATCACAAGGTATAGAAGTTATTCATTGTGACAGTAAGGGAGGTATTGAATATAGTTACAATATTCCTGATGGCGAACTTGTAATGTTGCTGAATTATTACAGAAACTGTAAGAGTGGCAGAGAAAAATCTGATTATATATTAGAAGGTAAAATTAGAAATACGAACACGAATATCGTTGAATATATATAGTCAAAGGAAATTGTAATTTACTTAGAAGGAGCGTGTTTGTATGGACAAAGAAAGATATCAGAAATATGTAGAAATTGCAAAGAGAGCAGAAAACGAAGGATTTTATAGTGGAGAGAGAATAAGTCTGTTAATGGATATTGAAAGTGCAGATCAGAAATTCCATTTAAGACTAGATGATTGGTTGAATGCAGATGAATTTAATTTTGCTCATGATTTGTATGGAATTATGAATAATATCAATAGAACTGAATTTCCTGCAACAGATTTTGGATTATTTGTTCCAAGATTTGCAGGAAAGTAATACAGAGAAGAGAAAAGGAAATTAAAATTATGAGAGTAAACGAAATTAGAAAAACAGAAACAATTGAGAAACTGGTAAGAACAGAGTACATTGCAGAGGATGGTACAGTATTTAGAAGCGAAGAAGAGTGTAAGAAGTATGAGGAATCAGCACTTTTTGCAATCAGTAAAGAGTTGAAGAGACTTGATAATAAGAAAAATGGAGCTTCTGAATATGATATTTATGATGAATGTTCGGAAGAATATTTGGTAGAGATTTTCAATGCAGAAACAGAAAGAGATATTGAGAATATCAGAAGATATGTATATCTCAAAGCTCTTTCAAATAGTTCATATGCGAGAAAGGAAGATGTTGATTTACCTAATATCACAGCAGGACATGAAGTAATTATTCATTGGAACTATGACGAAGATAGTTGTTGGACTATTGGTAATGGAAGTATTGATGCTTTCTGTGGCTATATTAGAGATAATCTTATGAGTTTAATTACTCCTAAAGAAGAGAAAGCAGATTAATACAGAGAATAATAAGGCAGACGCAAACAAATGTGTCTGTCTTTATTTATTAGGAAGGAGAATGCGAGATGCAGTTAATGAAATTTGTAACAAGAGACACCAAAGATAAAAATAAAATTCTTGTATGGTGTACAACAAACAGACTAATTACATTCAGAGATTTCATGCAGTATGCGTTGGATAATTTGAAAAATCCTAAAGATTTTATGATTATTGATACAGAAAAGGATCTTGTTTATGACATGTACAAAGTTGCAACAGAAATATATGGAATGAAAGAGAGAACCTTTGAAGAAATAATGAATGATGTTCATACAGGAAAATGGGCGAAATATTCTGATGATGAATTGAAAGGCTTAGAGAAAGGAGAATGTAAAGATGATTACACGGAATTGTTTTGGAAAAATTACCCCACGAATAGGTAAATATGTTGTAGAAAAGCGACATGATGGGAAATGGGAAATTAATAAAGAAGAGTATTGTTTAAAGACAACAGCAGCTATTGCAGATAAAGTTATGCTATGGCTAGATATTGAACCGTTTGATTCAATGGTAAAGGCATATGCATGGTTAAAGAAACATGTAAACGAATTATTGTAGGAGGTAAGCAAAATGAAACAGAATCAGGTTTGCTATTACATTGAAGATAGTCAGTTTGGAATGTATGTATCATATGGAATATATGAGTATAAAACAACGTGTACTCACAAAGTATCACGGTTGAAAGCACCAGAAATCAGATTAATAAACGGAGTTCCATTTGATGATTTCCAGTCAGAAACGGAATTTAAGAAAGTTCCTAAAGGATGGACTTATAGCACAGATTTATATACAGTCACAGAGGATCTGGAAAAGAAAGAGAAAATCAACGCTGCAATGAAAGGCAGATACATCAAAAATCCTTCAGATATTCAGTGGTTATTTGATAATGGTTATCTTGTAAAAATGGAAAATGTAGAACCGATTATTGAAACAGAGTTTGATCACAATACATATAGACTTGTGAAAAAATATCCTGCGTGGACACAGTGTTATGGAAGTCATAATGATGCATATCCAAATGAAGTGTTCGAGACTTATGAGACTGCTGAAAAGCGAATGAATGAGATTAAGGAAATCAGACACAGAAAAGCGGTTGAATGTGCATTATTAGATTTTTATGAGGATTTAGAATGGGCATTGGAAAAATATGAAGCTGAACATGGTGGAAGAGAAATTGAAAACATTAGGCAGAAGATTCTAGCAAGACCACATTTAGAAGACACTATGTTTAGATACTACAAGGGAGAAATCCTTGTTGTATCAAGGAATGTACATAGAAAAGATTCACACATTGAATGGGAAAAGATAGCTTAGAAAGAGAGGTTGATTGATATGAGTAGCGAATATAAATATTACAAAGAAAATGGAAAATTGATGAGATTACATATTGAACAGGATAATGATCCACTCAATCCACGAGTAGATTTTGATTGTAATATAGGCAAAATCGTATGTTGGGGAAATAATTGGGGTTATCTTGGAGACAAACAGAACAAATGGGATGATGCAGAGGATTTCTTTAAAGAACTTTGCATGGAACATCTAACAGAAGAACAGATTGAATCACTTGTTAATAAGCGTATGGGAATTGTTTCGGTTGAATCACCTGCTGTAGAAAAACCAAATAAGGCAGAATATGAAAAAGATATTAGAAGTACAGTCTTTAAATATAATGCTATGGCTGAAAAAGCAAAAGATCTTGAACTGTCAGATGATGCAGCCAGATACATAAACATGGCTAATGCATACAAGAGAAATCGAGAAGATGAATTTGAAAAAAATTTACGACTTTCAAAAGAATACAAAGTAACAAATGACATTGGATGGTTTCAGTATAAAGGAACAAAAGAACAGTGCGAGGATTATATTAACGGAGAATTAAGAGAAGGATTGCTCGATGGAGATATTTTCTATGCAAGTGCAGGAATGTACGAAGAAGCAATGGAAATGTTAAAAGAATCAGATGTTGTAATTCTTCCAGTATTTGTATTTGAACATAGCGGAACTTCAATAAGCGTATCTGAATTTGGTGATAGATGGGATTCTGGTCAGGCAGGTTGGATTTATGCAACAAAAGAAAATGTAAAAGAAACGCTTATCAATTGGGGTGCAAAGTACAAAGACAAAAACGGAAATCTTGTTGATGTAACGGAAGAAAATTGGAGAGAAGCTGCAATAGAAAATCTTAAAGAAGAGATTGAATTGTACAATATGTATCTTCAAGACGAAGTGTATGGAATTATCATAGAAGAATATGATACAGATAACGATGGTTGGGAAGAAAAAGATTCATGTTGGGGATATTTTAGCGACAAATGGGGCGATGAACTTGTCAAGGATGTTGCACTTGATTTTGGAGTAAGTGAAACATTATATGACAGCGTTGAAGCTGTAGCATAAAAACCAAAGGAAAGAACTGTTTCTTGAAAAGAAAGTGAGGATTTTTAATATGTCAAATAGTTCAAATTTAAGAATCACAAAATGTATAAATGTATTTTCTGATATGAATACATGGATTGATTTTATAATAATTCCTTGCAATGATGAGGATTTTACAAAGGCAGAAGAGATTGTTGGCAAAGCATATGATGATTGGTGGACACTCCCTGATGCAGAGTTTGAACCAATAGCAGATTGGATCTGTAGATGTCTGGATAACAATGATATTGAGTTTGAGATTTATTTTAAGGATGAAGAGGAGAGTGATTAGTATGTATCAGCATATAGAATTTATTGATGGTAGTAATCCTTATATCAGCAAAACAGAAAAGGATTTTAAATGGATGTGTGAACATTATGTTCTCATTCCGATTGCAGAAAATTTTTGGAAGGCAACCGATAGAATTTATTATAAAGTAGTTGGCTTTGTAGATAAAGACAAGAGAGCTACTTTTAACAAAAATTACAAATCAAAGGCAGGTGCAATGAGAGTAATTCGCAAGGCAATTAAAGAGAATAAATTTGAGTGTATTGTACTTAGAAAAGAGGTTGAGGATTTGCGGAACGATGAACACTTTGATATTTCAGTGAGTACACCTATTAAAACATGGAATTTGGTATAGATTGGAGTGATGGAAATGAAGAGAACACCAAAAGTAATTAAACAACAGACAGAAGAATGGTTAAATGAACGGTGGATGATTGCAAATATGAAAGATGCAAGACCACAGGATATGAGTTATTATATGGGAGCATTAAAGGCTCTTGAATTTGTAGGTTACGAATGGAAGCGTGATGCAGATGGAAGGCATACATTGTTGAAGTAGATTGGAGTGATGGAAATGGGATACATTATATGGGGTAAGGTTTATGGATCAGATGTACTAATTAAACTACATTACGAACCCAAACGAAATATAGCAGCAAAATGGATGGATGATAATAAAAAATATTATAATGATATGAGAATTTACAAAGCGAAGTAAATAGCAATTTCAAATGGAAAGGATGGTTGATTTTATGTGCAACGAACTAAAAAAAGTTATTAAAAATGCAATAATCACCGCTACAAGGATAGACGGATATAGTCAAGTTATTATTATGGAAAACGATGGTAGTTATAGTTATACAAGAAAATATGAAGGTTGTTGCCCTGATTGGGTAGGGAAAATCATAGGTGAAGTTGTTACGTTTTGGGAGAATGGAATATTAAACGCAAAATATATAAGTAGATGAGTAAGAAAGGATGGTTGATTTATATGAGATTACATCTATTTTGGCTTGATAAGAATTGGAAGAAACGTGGTGATTGTGCCAATAATTATAATCTCATTGTTGATATGGAAAATAAAACATATAAGGTATATACGAATGCTTTTTATGGATATTATCATCCAGAAGATATTGAGGTTAAAAAGAAATCAGATATTGAAGATTACATAGAGTATTTAAAGACAAATGGATTTACAGAAATGGAGTGATTTATATGTTAAAGGCAATAAATATTAAATGGGATACAGATGGAGATATGGAAGTATTCAATGAGCTTCCAACGGAAATGATTATTCCTGATGAACTAGAAGAAATGTACAAGAAAGATAAAGAATATGCTCTTGAAGAAATTGCTGATTGGTTATCAGAAGATACAGGATTTTGTCATGACGGATTCGAAGTTGTAATGGAAATCACAAGACAATCTGTTGAGAACGAATTGTTTGATTTCTTCAATGACAAAATGAGAACTGGCGATGCACCTGAAATTAAAAGAGTTGGTCGTTATCCGGAAGAATATATCACAATAGATAGCGGAATTGTTATTGATTGTGTAGGTGGTAGGCAGATCAGATTGATTATCCATGTAGACTAAGGAGTGGTGATTTATGAATTATACTTATTTTGGAAACAGAATCGAAAGAAGTTCATTGGGGAATCTGGGATTACAGTTATTAAAATCTCAAGAGAAATTAGTTTCTCAGGAATATGAAATTGAGAATCTTAGAATTAAAGCAGCCATGTATAAAGCATATTTCTTTCGTAATTCTTCATTAGCAGAAAAATTACAAAAACAAAGTGAAGAAAACAGAGATGCACTTATTGGAGAGTTTGATGGTTTTTCATATGCAAGTTGGAGAGCAAACGCTGTATATAGAACGCTTGAAAATATGTGCGATGAAGGACTATTAACTGAAAGAGAATACAAAGAATGCAAAGTATGAAACAAGAGTTTCATTGGCAGAATTGGAGGTAATTATTATGACAACATACACATTAGAAGGTAAACGAATGGTAGTTGATGAGGAAAGACTTAACGATTTAGCGAAAAGATGGCTACCAACAGGAATGAGTGCTAATTTTAAAAGAGAATTTGCGGATTATGTTAGATTCTTGATTGCAGATTTGGAACTAGATGAACCATTTTACGACTGTGATGGAGTTGGTGTTAGCGTAGAACAATATTATTTCTTAGCTTGCCTCATTTATGCATGGAATAATGGATATGAATCCATTTTAGAATGTGATGATGATTTAAAAATATTTGATTGTTTGGATTCTGTTACTGAAGAAATCTATGATGAATTTATAGAGAGAACCAAAGATGAAAATGGAGAAACCGATACAGAATATTTTATGAAATGGGTAAATGAAGAAAATTGGGATGAAAGAAATAGAAAATGAAATGAGGATTTACTCGGAAAGAGAGGCAAATAATATGGTAAGAAAAATTAACAATAGATTATATAAAATCAATACATATGCTTCTGCACACATTATTGAAATAGATGACAATTATGATGAAGAAGTACAGAAGTTAAGAAAAGAAATCCAGCTTGACAGTCTTGGATACAAATTAAATTTACTTGTATATCTTGCCACATTAACGGTACAGGGCTATGCGATTTTAGGCGTAACGGAATTTAACATTGATGGAAGTAAACCTAGAGTTGCTTATGCAAGTAGCAAAGATTTTAAAAAGATTGTTAAGTATTATTCTAAGAAGAAAGCATAGGAAACGATGATTTACTGCGGAAAGTGAGGGAAATATTATGACATGGGATGAATTAAATGAAAAATATCCAGAAGCAAGGGATGAAATGAGTGTAGACAGAGAAAGGGATTTTTTAAAAGACCTATATGATGCTTATGAAGCTGTTGGATTTGTAAACAAATTTTGGACGCCATTTGATTTGCATGATGAAGACAAAAGTTATGTTGGGAAACCATTTAAGGTGATTGGAAGATGTGAGGAAGGTAAGGAATGGGATTTAGAATCTTTACCTGCATGGAAAATCGAATTTGAAGATGGACATAAAATGGATGCATATCCAGAAGAAATTTACTTAAAAGACATGATTGCAAACGGGTATAAACCACAATGAAACGGAAATTTATTTGGAGAATATGTAAGAGGTTGGAACATCCAGTCTCTTATTTTTATGGAAAGGAACGGTGATTACTATGTTTGATTACAAAGAATTTAAGAAGGAAATGTCTAAAAGAGGACATGAAGTACATAAGAATGGAAAGTATCTTACAATTATTCCTAATAATAATTATGAGGGATATAGCAAGGGATTTCTGTTTGCAACGGATATAATAAAGGGATTTGAGGATGTATTAAATTTCATTACTATGGATCACTACAATACTTGGATATATAGTGCAAAATTTAAAATCATATGATAGAATTAAAATAATAATAATGAGACGTGAATAGTTAAATAGGAGGATTTAAATTATGGGTACAGTTATAAGTATAATAATATTAATGTTTGCAATCGCTGCATATAGAGATGGAAAGAAAAAAGAATCAGAAAAAAGAAGAGAGATGTATAATAACTTAAATAGGAAATCAGTTGATGAAATGGATAAATGGAGAAGATAATATAAGAAAGGTGGTTGATGAATATGTTCGGAGGACTATTAGCATTCTTAGGAATCTGTACAGGAAGTGCTGCAAAGGCAGCTTATGATAATTATGATATGAAGAAAACTACTCGCACAGTTGACGAAAAAGGAAATGTTCATTATATGGATAGACTTTGCAATGATTACATCAATGGAGAACGAGTAAAAAGAGTTGAGACAACTGATAAAAACGGAGTCAAGTTATATTCTACAGTTGGTGTGAATAGCAGTAAGGTGTACGACACTTCTTATGGAAGAGGTACACAACAGTTATTCGAAATGAGTGAACATGAAAAGCAAGACGCAATTGAAAGAGGCAAATTAGCTTATATGCAGTACAATCCCTATTTTGGTAGACAAGTTACAACGGAAATTGCTACTGGTAGAACAATTACTTGTCTTTTTAAAGGTAAAGATCCAGAAACAGGGAAAATGGTTTATAAGAAATGGTATTTCCGTCCAGAATGCCAGGACAAATATGATTGGAGAAATACTGTCAAGGGAGATTATGGCATTGATATCACAGAAGATGAATATAATAAACTTAAAACAGTATTGAGCAGTTATACCACCATACCTAGTGACGGACAAGTGTTAAATAAATTATGGGGATATACTTGTTTTCATTAGTTAGGAGGTCATAAAATGAATAAGCAGAGAAGAGAAAAGATAAGGCAACTCAAAGCAAAATTTCAAGATATACAAACTGAACTAAAGCAGGCAACAAATGAATTATCTTCTATATTAAACGAAGAACAGGACGCATTTGATAATATGCCAGAAGGATTACAGAGCAGCTATAGAGGAATGTGTTCTGAAGATGCAATTGATAGTATGGAAGAAGCGAGTGAGAAACTTGATGAAGTAATTGAGTTGTTGGGTGATATTGTGTAGAATGGAAGGCACAATGAATAATAGTTTCGAATGGAAAATTGGAGGTTGATTATGAGTAGAGATGAAGTGAAATATTATATAGATCATATGGATGCAAATGGTTTATTAAATTTGTGCAATGATATAAATGAATGGAAATATAAATCTGGCAAACTTAAACCAGATTGTACATTAAATCATCTAGCAGAAAATTTACAGTATTGGGAATTAAGAGATTTGGAAGAACTTATTCTTAATGCAGCTCATGAAAAATTTGGGAATTTAGTTAGTTTATTGATAAAGAGTGAACCAAGTATCTATATAAAATAAGTCAATGAAACCAAGTTTTCTTTTGGAATGAAAGGAGAATATTATTATGGGTAAATATATGGATAATCCTAGTTTAGATGTGATGATTACCGCAATTGTTAATAAGGAAATGGAGGAATATAAATCAAAAATATTAAATGCAATTGATAATCATTTTAATAATCCTTATTGTGCAGCTACAGACAATGGTAAAGTAATGTATGAAAAGGAAATTAAAGACTTGGTAAATAGGATTGAAATCTAAGTTTACTATCGAATGAAAAGGAGTGAATAATATGAAAGAAGCATTAGAACAGCGATTAGCTGCAAAGAAGCGAGATTTGGAAAATCAACAAGAATATTTCAGAATTGATATGAAAAATATTGAACAATCAAATTATGAAGACAATGCCATTAATGCATTGTTATACATGAAGAAACTGAAAACGGAAATTGCAGAGTTGGAACTGATTTTGCAATTACAAAAATCCAAGTAAATTTAACTTTCCTTGGCAAATAGAAAGTGGGTAATATTATGGAAATAAAAGACTATTTACCTAAAAAAATACGATATAGAGTCGTGAGAGTAGATGTTGATGCTGATTTTGATTATGATAAAAATCGAAGCGTTTAACATTATTTTGTCACACTTGATGATGGAACGGAATTTAATGCTATTACAATAAAAGAGTTGAAAGAAATTGCAAAGAGAATGGAATCATTAGGAAGAATAGAAGAGGTAATATAAATGGAAGAAAAATTTTTATACGTAGTTAGTGACTTTAATGATTATGTGTATGTGGTAAGGGCAACATCCGAAGAGAATGCAATGGATTTAGTTAATTATCACACTGGACAGGATAAAGAAGATTGGATTGTAAATGCAGCAGATAATGACGATGGGAAAATAATAGAGTAAGAAATGACGACTTCTTATGGAAAATTTGGAGGTAATAATATGAATGTACTTGGAAGCTTTATAGATTGTGTTTATGAGCCACATTTATATAAAGAGGATATTGGAGATATTAGAACAAAACTTATAAGTAGATTGCCAGATAAAAGAATCTGTGAAATGGCAAGTGTACTTATAATTGACACAAAATATGATATGTATGTTGTAAAAATACGAAGACCTGAACTGAATAGTAGTGGATGTGTCGACATAGAAAAGACTCATAAGAAAATTTACGAAACTGATTTTATCGAAATTTCAAAGAGAGATTATGAAGGATTAGATTGGAGAGAAGCTACTAAGAAAACTGATAAATTAATGAAACCAGGATCGTTTGTTATTTTTGAAACAGATATTGACGTAGATACATTAATCAAATGAAAAATTGCTTTCTTATTGAAAGCGAATCAAATATAGAAATAAGTATTAGAAGCAGAAATTAACTGCTTCTTTTTTAATACAGAAAATGAGGTGATAATATGACGGTAAAAGAATATATAAAAGAAAACGAACTCAGATATACAGTAATAGATTTCAAATACGGTGAAGTTCAATATGATACGGCAAATGGATTCACAAGCGACACAACGGAGATTCAAGACGATATGGCTATGAATATGGATATTAATAATGCGTGTATAGATGAGATGGGATTAGATAGATATTTGAGATATATCGGTTTACGAAAAGAAAGTTGTGATTATAATGAATCGGATGTGTTTCTTGTGATTGTAATCGTGTAGGAGAAAGAATATGTGCAGATGTAAGAACGGAAATCCAAAAAGATCGAGTAGGTTCTTGTGTTTATCGTGCATGACAGAAAATCGGTTGGCACAAGGGATACAAAGAAAAACGCAACGTGAAAAATATCATATAAAAGACCTATATTGTCTCAAATGTTGTATGGAAACCAAAAATATAGAATTAAGATATTGTGATTCATACGATGAAGTGTATAACAAAGCATTAAAGATTAGGAGCAAATATTATGGATAATGATAAAATTCGGAGAGAGGTATTATGCGAAGTTTTAATTAAGATTGAAGAAGAGATAGAAAAATTATGTAAGGAAAGAGAATACATATATAGGAAACTTAATTCAGGAAAGGCGGTAGATGACTGTGGAAAATAATAGATATGCAACAAAGAAAAAAGGTAAAACAGAGGTGCAGCCATTTTGGAATATGTCTGATATTAAGAATATTGTGGAATGGTTCGAAAAGAATGATGAGTGGGACGGATATTTAATTACATTGCTTGAATTGCTTCTCGGAAGAAGAATCGGTGATACAGTGATGATGAAGTGGTCGGATTTATATTACGAGAACGGAAATCGTAAAAATGAAATTGATACTATAGAGGAACAGAAAACAGGCAAGATTACTAATCTTCCTATAAGTAATATGGTTTGGGAAGCAGTTGATAATTATTTGTCGCACGTCAAAATTGATTCAATGGAACATTATAATGAGTATATCTTTGAATATGAACCGAAAACAGAATGGATTAACAGAAGAATATGGGATGTATATGATTTAAATAATATTGAAGAATGGAGTAAACAACTGAATAAAGATTTTTCGGATAAACGTAAAGAAAAAATACTTACAGAATTCCATAAACAGAAAAAGTATTTATCATTAGGGAAATATCTATATTGGGAAGTTGAATATACAGATATTATTAAGTGGCAAACAGATGACTACAGAAAGAAATTGAAGAAGGCAGTCGAAGATGTTGGAATAACTTCGCCCGTGTCGAGTCATAGTCTTCGTAAAAGCTTCGGCTACTGGATACATAAGACGCATCCATTTGATCCTGATTGTTTGTTATCATTGCAGAAGCTGTTTAATCATAGTGACCTTCAGACTACAATGAATTATATTGGATTAACGGAAGAGAAAAATAAGCAGTTGATTAATGATCATGGAGAATTTATTCATAATGTACTTGCAGGAAAAGATGATGAGATAGTTAAAAATATGCCAGTTATTTCGTTGAAATCTGACGATTTTGGAAAGATTATTCGTATGCTTACAGATGATGTGGACAAATACCAAAAGGCAATTGATATGGCAAATGAAATGAGAGTAATGTAAGAAAAAAAGACGATACTTATTTGGTATCGTCTTTTAGTGCAAAATTAATATCAATTTGTAACTTTAAAGAATCACATATCCTATATAATGTGTTTAATTTTGGGTTACTTTGTGAAAAAATCTTGCTAAGATTTTGTTGAGACGTTCCCATGCGAAAAGCTAATTCCTTCATTGGAATTTCTTGTATGTCCATTATTTTTTTGATTTCTGCAAGCAGTTCTTTAGGTGAGTTACATATCATATTATTACTCCTTAAATTTGTTTTGCGATTTATAAGTTGATTATACAACTTGCACAATAAATAATCAACTTTAAAGTTTGATATTTGGCAATTATTTTTAAATAAATAAGTTGATTAATAAACCTAAAGGTTGTATAATATGAAATATAAGGAAACAAACACAAACAAAGGAAAGGAGGGCTAACACAATATGGAGATTAAAAGAGGCGAAATATATTATGCTGATGTAACTAAATATGATTCTAAAGGTTCTGAACAGAGTGGTAAAAGACCAGTCTTAATACTACAGAATAATATTGGTAATAAGTTCAGCCCTACCACTATTGTTGCTATCATCACAACAAAATCAAAAAGAGAGCTTCCGACTCATGTAGAAATACATAAGGACGAGCTTAATGGGTTAAAATATGATTCTGTTGTGTCATTAGAGCAGATAACTACCATTGATAAAGATAGAATTCAGTTTAAGATTGGTGAACTATCGAATGAAGATAATTTAAAGGTTATGGAAGCAATGAAAATTAGCTTGGCTATGATATAAGAAAGAGGAGAGAATATCATGAAGACGGAAACCTACGATTATACAAGTATAGATGAGGCTATCGAAAGATTACAGAAATTAAAAGCGGAAGGTAAGAATCCTAAAAATGTTGTTATATTAACGATGGATTTTGATAACAATATTTCTTCAAAAAAACTTGCCACACCTGATGATGGGTGTTTACTTGTAAGAAAATCAAAAACAATTATTTTGAATGAAGATACTTATCTTCCACATATGCAATTATTTAATACCGAGCAGGATATAGAGAATATAATTAAAAGAGGTATTATGCATGATATTTTATTGAGATAATTCATTGAGATAATTCATCGAATATTTGTTCGGATTCATATTGACACAAACGTATGTTCAGAATATAATTAAAACATAAAAACAGTCAAGCGATTCAAACGTGGCGGCAACCACTTTCTACTTGACTGTTACTACATACACGGCAGAAAGCCGCTTAATAAATATTGTTACATATAATTAAAATCTTGTCAATATCTACTAATTAAAGCGATTCTGCTAATTTCCCTAAAAAAATAAAACTAAATAAAAGGAGTGATGAAATGGCACAGTATGTTATTACTGATGGCACTCGATGGATTATGCGAGATAGAAAAGGTAAGTACGTTCCTACATCTTGTGAGGCACTTGCTGATGTTTATAGCAATAAACAAGCAAATTCTATCTTTCAAAATCAATTATCGAAGGCTTTGAAATCGTGTTTTCATGTGGAGAAGATTGATAAGCCACCAGAGTTGATAAAACAAATTACACAAGAAAAGGTCAATGAAAATACTGAAACTCCATCAAATTCAGAAAATATTCAATATTGGATTGATAAAGTATCTGACTTAAATGGATTAGCGTCTGAAGCATTACATAGGAAGGATAATTTGTTAAGTCAGCTCAGTAAGATTGATCAGGAATTATCAGACATAGATCATTACATAGAATTCGTTAATTTGAATGCTGCACAAGGTTATAAGGCGTACAGGATGATTAAAGATCGGAGAATAATAAGGAGAAGTATTAAAAATGAGTTGGATGTCCTTAATATTATTCTTGGTAAAAAGATATCTGAAACTGCAACAGATGAGATTCAAAAAGCAATATCTGGAATGGATAAGCGTACATATGAACCACGAGTTTTAAACGAACTATTTGATTTCTAAGGGGGTTAAAATATGCAATATTGTGTGAATTGTGGAAATATTATGATGGGAGTTATGTCGTTTTCAAAGGACAAGCATGAGAAATTCTGTCGTTGTCCGAAGTGCAATTCAGAGACATGGCATATAAAAATCAATGATAACGAGTTGAGTTTTGGAGAGATATTACATAGAGAAATCAAGAAGGGAGAGTAATTACATAATGGAAATACAACAAATATTTGAATGGTACTGCGATAATGAAATGTATCGGCTCAAAAAGATATGCTACCCAATGTTGATAAAGATTGGAGGTATATCTGACAAAGATTATGACGACTTTTACAGCATCGCTTTAAGTGTGTTATCAGACACCGCATTAAGATTTGATTCAGAAAAAGAAATAGATTTTGATTCATTCTTAGCCAGTAACATTAAGCGAAAGTTTAAAACCGAGATTCGTGATCGTAATCGTGAAAAACGTATTCCTGCTAAGAAACTTGAGAGTACAAGTAATCTTGTTACAGAAGATGGGTTGGAGCTTGAAGAAACCATTCCATCAAAGTTTGATACATATGAAACTGCTTGTGAATATTTGTTTGAAGGTACTAAGATCCAAAGATATTTGGATAAGCTATCATATACACAACGCAAAATCGTTTCGCTATTATCTAATGGATATAAAGCAAAAGAAATTAGAGAATTATTACATATGAGTGAAAAAGAATATTCACAAAATTTGGCTGCAATTCAAGCATATGAAAATGTAAGAGAATTAATGTAAAGAAGAGGATTATATAGTGTGATTAATTTCACACTTATAGGGCTATCGCCAAGTGGTAAGGCACAGCACTTTGACTGCTGCATTCGCTGGTTCAAATCCAGCTAGCTCTGTTATGGATCATTGGCACAATGGTTAGCGCATCCGGCTCATAACCGGACGGTTCAGAGTTCGAGTCTCTGATGATTCATCTAATAATTAAAAGCAAAATAATATTTAGGAGGAATTTATTATGGCAAAGAAAGTAAGAGAACAAGCAGTATCATTATCTTCATATTTGGCAAGTGTAAATAGCGAGGATATTTCAGAAAATCAGGATGTACAGAGAATGTTTTGTTGGGACAATCCTGCAATGAATGAACTTATTGTTACCGTACTTACAGAAGATTACATTCCCCCTATTATTCTTGGAGAGGAGGAATTAGGTGGAGATTTAACACAACAGTATATTGTTGATGGAATTCAAAGAACTACCGCTTTAAATAAGTTCCGTCATATGAACTGGAAAACAACAAAATCATTTGAAAATAGTGTTATTCAGTATCAAGCGAAAATGAGAGACGAGGAAGGACATCTTATCAAGGATGAAGATGGTAGTATTCTTTGGGAAAACCGTGAGTTTGATATTAAGAATAAAACATTTGAACAGTTACCAGATGAATTAAAGAAGAAATTTGATGATTATCAGATTCGAATTGTAATTCATCAGAATTGTACTATGCAGGAAATAAGTAAACTTGTGAGGCGTTATAACCGCAATAAGAGCATGGGTTCTAACCAAAAAGCTCTTACATGGATTCCTACATATGCAAGAAAAATTAAAAATATCGCAAATAATGAGTTTTATAAAAATTGTGTTGCTTATTCAAAGTCAATGCGTAAAAACGGAACATATGAACAAACTGTTGCAAATTCTGTAATGGCTACATTCCATCTTAATGATTGGAAAAAGACACCGAATGATAGGAATGAATATCTTGAAGAGAATTCTTCATTTGATGAATTTGAAAAGGTAAATGAATATGGAAATCGTATTGCAAAAGTTTGTGGAAACAAATTTCAGAATGTATTCGTATTCAAAGATATCCTTTGTTGGATTGCTACATTCCACAATTTTACAAAACTTAGCGTTGAAGATAACAAATTCGCAGAGTTCGTAAACGCTCTTGTAAATGAATTGCATGGAAAAGTAGTTGGTGAATGGAGCTACGATATGCTTGACAAAGAACCTGGCACATCTGATAAAAAGATTATTCAAGCTAAAATTGATACATATACTGCTTTGATGATGGATTATTTACATATTGATACAGAAACATTAACAGTAAATCCAGAAGAAACAACTCTTTCTTTTGTTCAGGAAAATGCAAATCCTGACGCTACAGAAGAGGATATTGAGTTGTACAGAGATATGGTTGAAGATTGTGTTAAGGTGGACGAGCCTATATATCAGCAGTGCGAAAGAGCTGTAATTGCAATCATGGCTTATGCTTGTACGAAAGAGCAGGACGAAGAATTTGAAAAGTGGATTCAGAAATATAAGAATCAGACAAATTTTAGTTATTCGCAGAAAATAAACTTTACATATATGAAAAACAGTTTTGATAAATTCGTACAGAAAGCTGTATAAAAACTTGTTAGCAACAGAAATCAGAAAACGTCCGATTATTCAATCAAATACATAGCCGAGTCTGGCAATTCTTATATTCTTTGTGAGTATGGTTTTTGTTCTATATAAAAAAAGAATGTTCGTTTCTTTGGAAGAGAGGTGAAAGAATGAAGGTTACATTTTTAGATGTAGATGGTGTACTTAATTCTGAGGATGACCTACTGATTTATAGATCAAAGAATAATATTACGGGATGTATATTATATGCGGAAGTGGAGGATAGACCTCTAAAATTATTAAAAGAAATAATTGACAAAACAAACGCAAAAATTGTTGTGTCATCCTCTTGGCGAATTGGTTGTGATAGAAGTGGTAAAGAAAGTATTTTTGGAAATAAATTGTACACAAAACTAATTAATAGATTATCTGATTATGATATAGAGGTGTATGATATTACTCCATCTTTGAGTGGTGATACTCAACGTGGTGATGAAATTAAAGAATGGTTGTCAAAGAATCCAGTTGATAATTTTATTATATTAGATGATGATTCAGATATGCGTGAGTTTTTAAATACTGATCACTTTATTAAAGCAACATATAAGCATGGGTTGACAGAAGAAGTAAAAGAGTTGGCTATAAAAATTTTAAATAAAAAATCGAAATAAAACTTCGTTTCATTGTAAAAAATTTCTGAGCGATTCAGCTCAATAAAATTCCCAAATTAAAAAGAGAATATAGATATGTAGCCAATTAACATTCATATATAAAAATTATAAAAAAGGAGAGTAAAACAGATGAATGGATTGAGTAGTAAAGAAGTTCTCAAAAGTAGAGAGCTTCATGGAAGTAATAAGCTTCCTGAACCAAAGTTGGACAAGTGGTATGACTTCGCAAAGGAGGCATTAAGTGAGAAAATCACAATGATTCTTATTGCAATTGCAGTATTGCAGTTATTCCTTGGAGTCATGGGAGTAATGGATTTATCAGATCCAATTATGATTCTTGTTGTATTAGCAATTGTAACATGTATTGCTGTTAAGACTGGACTTGGTGTTCAAAAATCAGCAGCAGAGTTGAGAGCCAAAACATCAGTCAGGTATTGTGACGTAATTCGTGATGGAAAAGTTCAAACAATTAACAAGGATGAATTGGTAGTTGGTGATCTCGTTTGCGTAGGAATGGGACAAGAGATTTTTGCAGATGGATATCTCATTGAAGGTAAGATTTCTGTAAACAATGCAGCTATTAATGGAGAAACAAAAGAGTGCAAGAAAACACCAATTGAAGGATATATTCATAAGAAAACTACTTCAACAGATGCTTATACGAATCAGAATTGCTTATTTGCTGGTACAACAGTAATGTCAGGCGAAGGAAAAATGATTGTTACTGATGTAGGTGTGAATACAGTAAATGGTGATACGCTCGTTAAAATGCAAACACTTGAAGCACCAAAGACAGCACTTGATATTGCACTTGATAATCTGAGCGACTTCATTTCTAAGTGGGGAACAATCGCAGCTATTATTACATTTGCGGTGCTTACAATTTCAGGAATTGCACAGGTTGGATTTGGAAAATATTTTAGCGGTGGCGTTCTGAATATTATTCAGAAAATCGCACAGAACTTCTCAGTAGCATTAACAATTATTGTAGCTGCTGTTCCCGAAGGATTGCCTCTTATTGTAAAACTTGTAACAAAACAGAATGTAAAGACAATGGAGAAATTCAATATTCTTGCTAAGAATCCTGGTAAAATTCCAGAGTTAGCATATGTTGATATTATCTGTACTGATAAGACAGGTACTCTTACGACAGGTATTATGACTCCAAAGAAGATTATTGATGGCTTTGGCAATGATGTAAATAAGGATTCAGTTCTTTGGGATAATATCAAGGCAAACATTTCTTTAAATAATAGTGCAACATTTGATTCAGAAAACAATATTACAGGTGGTAATTCAATTGATAGAGCAGTTCTTAGCCTTGTAAATCCTGAAACATATGCTGACATTCAGAAAAAATATCCAGTTAAGTTAAAGCAGGTATTTAATAGTAGTAATAAGTATTCAGCTTTTACGACAAAGGATGGAGTTACATATTATAAGGGCGCACCTGAGAAACTGATTGAGCATTGCACAAAAGTGATGGATTCAAGTGGTGAAATTGTAGAGAATAACGACAATGACACATTAAGTAATGCAATTACAGCAATGACAAGTAATGCGATGAGATGCATTGCGGTTACAATGGCAGATGGTGATTTAGTAGAGAATGAAATACCAAATGACATGACATTCCTTGGAATTATTGGTGTTGTAGATCCTGTAAGAGATGAAGTACCGAGTGCGGTAAAAACAGCACATAAGGCTGGTATTCAAGTTATTGAAATTACAGGCGATTGTATTGAGACAGCAGTTGCAGTTGCCACAGAGTGTGGAATTTATAAAAATGGAGATTTGGCACTTACAAATGATGAATTTGAAGCGATGTCAGATGATGAAGTAAAGAGTATAATTCCTCGATTGAGAGTTATTTCAAGATGCTCACCAAACACAAAACTCAGACTTGTCACATTAGCACAAGAGATTGGAAAGTCAGTTGCAATGACAGGTGATGGTGTAAATGATAGTCCTGCTTTAAAGAGAGCTGATGTTGGTTTTGGTATGCAAGGTGGATCAGATGTAGCAAAAGAAGCATCTGACATTGTATTAACAGATGATAACTTTGCAAGTGTTGTAAAGGCGGTAGAACTTGGAAGAACATTTATGCACAATATTATGATGTTCCTTGAATTCCAGTTACCTATCAATATTTCACTTCTGATTCTCAGTGTTATCTATCCAATGATTGCAACAGGTGCATTACTCGCTTCAGTTCAGATTCTGATTGTAAATATCATTATGGATTCCCTTAATTCACTATCATTCGGTGGCGAACCACCAAAGGATGAATACATGACAGAGAAACCTATTAAAAAGGGTTCTGGTTTATTCATCAGAGGAGCAAAGAAACGTATTGCAATAAGTACAGTAGCATTTATTGCACTCTATGGAATTATTACATTTAGCCCAATTGCTAATATGTTTGCGACTGAGACAGAAGCTATGACAGCTAGATTCGCATTGTTATGCTTTATGGCAGTATTTAATGGATTTAATATTCGTACAGAGCATATTAATTTATTCAATGGTATTGGAAAAAACAAGTTATTTTCAGCCATTGCAATCGGAATTTTTGCAATGACGTTTGCTCTTTGCAACTTTGCAGAAAATCTTATTAAGGTCACAGCTTTAGATTTCAAACATTGGGTAGTAGTTGTAATTTTAGCCTTTATGGTTATTCCAATTGATCTTATTAGAAAGATTATTGAGAAGAAAAGAGAGAATAAGTAATTGAGGAGATGAGAACATGGTAATGAGAGATAAAAGTTATAAAACAGTAGAGATTATTACTCTTATATGTTTTTCAATTAGTGTTATTACAGTATGTATTACACGCTTTATTCCATTTATTTTTCTGACATTACTCACATTCCCAATTTCTTTTAAATTATTAAAAGGGAAGGTTGACAGCCTTCCCAAGAATAAGGAGGACAAAAAATATGTCAATTAGTTTAGTTAAAGGTCAGAAGATTGACCTTACAAAAGGCAATGCAGGTTTAAACAAAGTCGTATTTGGTCTTGGATGGGACACAAATAGATACGATGGTAATGCAGATTTCGATTTGGATGTATCAGCATTTTTTACTGATGATTCAGGAAAGGTAACAGGCGAACAGGATTTTGTATTTTATGGTCAGCCACAGCATCCAAGCGGAGCATTGATTTATTCTGGCGATAATAGAACAGGTGTAGGTGATGGCGATGACGAGACAATGATTGTTGAGTTAAATAAGATTCCATCTAATATTACAAAGATTAGCTTCTCAGCGACAATTTATGATGCAGAAAATCGTTTACAGAATTTCGGAATGGTTGATAATTCGTACATTAGAGCATACAACGCTGATACAAATGAGGAGCTTTTCAAATATGAACTTAATGAGGATTTCTCATTAGAGACAGGTGTTATTGCAGGTGAGTTGTATCGTAAGAACGGTGAATGGAAGTTTAATGCAGTTGGTTCAGGTTACAATGGTGGTTTAGCTGCTATTGGTAGAAATTTTGGTCTTGATTTATAAAATGGAAGGAGAATATATATGTCAGTAAATTTAGTAAAAGGACAGAAAATTAATTTATCTAAGGAAGTAGCAGGTGGTCTTACAAAGATTATGGTAGGACTTGGATGGGATGCTGTTAAGAAAGGATTTTTTAGTTCTAAGCCAAACATTGATTGCGATGCTTCAGCAATTATTTTAGGAAAAGATGATAAGTATCGTACATGTGTTTATTATGGTGACAGATCAGCAGAAGACAGATGTGTGTACCATCATGGCGACAACCTCACAGGAGATGGAGACGGTGATGATGAGCAGATTACAGTTGACCTTGCGAATATTACAAATAAGGTTGAGAAGATTGTATTTGTAGTAAATATCTATGATTGTATTTCAAGAAAGCAGGATTTTGGACTTATCAAGAATGCGTACATTAGACTTGTTGATGAGTCAACTGGTAAGGAAATTTGTAAATACAATCTTTCAGATGAGTATGCTGGCAAAACAGCAATGGTATTTGCAGAGGTTTATAAGAAAGACGGAGAGTGGAAATTTAACGCTATCGGTCAGGGAACAAATGATTCAAGTGTTAGCGAATTAACAAGAAGATACAAGTAGGAGGATTTAATTATGTCAGTTTCATTAAGCAAAGGACAGAGAGTAGATTTAACAAAGGGTAGACCGTCATTAAAAAACATTCTTGTTGGACTTGGATGGGATATTAATCATTATGATGGAGAAGCAGATTTTGATCTCGATGCCTCTGTGTTTATGACAAAAGAGAATGGTAAGGTTGGCAAGGATGAGGATTTCATTTTCTATGGTAATCTTGAACATAGTTCAAAAAGTGTAAAGCATATGGGAGATAACCGTACAGGTGAGGGAGATGGAGATGATGAGGTTATTAAGTTTAAACTTGATAAAATCCCATCAGACTATGAGACTCTTGCTGTGACTGTCACAATTTATGATGCTGAGAGTAGACTTCAGAACTTCGGTATGGTTGGGAATGCATATGTGCGTGTAGTAGACGAAGAGACAGGCGAGGAACTTATTCGTTTTGATTTAAGTGAAGACTTCTCTACCGAGACTGCGTTAGTCGTAGCTGAAATTTATAAACGTAATGGTGAATGGAAGTTTAAGGCTGTAGGAAGTGGCTATAACGGTGGATTAAAGGCATTATGTAATCAGTATGGAATTGATGCAGAGTAGGAGGATTGTATGACAAATTTTATGTTTATTGTAATTGTAGCGATTGTATTAATCGCACTGATTCTTTTCTTTACTCCTTTTGGCAAACAGCTTCGAGTAAAGTTTAACGGAAGAACGGATGAAGTGATGCGTCAGGATGCACAGACACCAGAAGGTGCTAGAGATTATTACAACGCAGCTATTAGAGAAAAGGAAGATTTTTATAACAAGGCATCTGCTACATATGCTGAAATTTCAGGAAAGCGTGATACAGCAGAAAAAGACTTATATCAGGCGAATAAAGATATTATGCGTGTTACACAGCAGATTAATGCTTGTCTTGATGAAAATAAAGAAAATGAAGCAATGCAGTATGCAATGAAGAAGTCTACTTTGGAGAATAAGATTAATGTACTAAAAGATACAATCGAAGAGATGAAAGAAGCACAGGCTCACCAGAAAGACATTCGTGATCAGGCAGCCGAAGAATTGCAGAAACTTAGAGAAGAAAAGGAACAAGTTCTTTTTCAGATGGAAGCTGATAGTCAGATTATTGAACTTCATCAGAGCATGGATAGCTTTAATACGAATAATGAGAGCGATAGAATGCTTGAAAGAGTTCGTGAAGGAGCAAGAAAGACAAGAGAACGTGCAGAAGGAAGTAGAATTGCATATGATTCTAGCGCACAGGCTAATGAGAGAAGACTTGCTAATTCTGAAAGGGAACGCAATGCCCGTCAGATCCTTGATGATATGAAGAGACAGAGAGGTAATAAGTAATGATTGTATTAAACATTGGAGTCTTCGTAATCTGTCTCGGTGTATGCTTTGGAGCAGGTTTTATTGTAGGAAAATGTAAGAAGAATAAATAACTTAAGAGTTGGTAGGTGTCATAGCCTACTAACTCATTCAAAGGGTAATAAAACAAACCTTTTAATTTATAAAACGGAGAATATAACAGTAGAAACAATTAACAAAAATAAATATAAGAAAGAAGAGGTACAAAACATGGATGGATTTATGAAATTTAAGAAGGCATTACAGAAGCACTTCGATGAAATGCAGAAAGAGGCAACACATTTATTTGAGGTAAATGTAGATAAGGATGAATTATGGAATACATATCTTGATAGCTTCCCTGCTGGTACAAATGAGATTTTCAGAGAACGTAGAGAACATGATTGTAGTTGTTGTAGACAGTTTATTAAGAATATTGGTTCTGCTGTCACTATCAAAGATAATCAGATTCACACAATTTGGGAACTGAATCTTGGTGATACAACATATCAGCCAGTATGTGATGCACTTGACGCTTTTGTAAAGGCTCATACAGTTACAGATATCTATACAACTAAGTTTCCTAAGATTGGTACAGATTTTAACTTTGAGGAAATCAATGGAAAGTCTCATCAGTGGGATCATTTCTTCTTAGAGCTTCCAAGCAAATTCGTAAATAGAAGTAGTCGTTCTAACGAGGAAGTTAAAGGACAGTTCAGAGATACAAGAAATGTATTTAAGCGTTCTCTTGATGAGATTACTATGGAAGCGCTTGATACAATTCTTGAACTTATCAATTCAAATACACTTTACAAGGGCGAAGAGTGGAAAGGCGTACTCACAGAGTTCAAGAAGTATAAGAAGGAATATGATAAGCTGACTTCTGATACTGAGAAAGAATTATATGCTTGGGAGAAGTCGGTAACAGCAGGTATGGCTATCGGTAGAATTAGAAATCATTCTATTGGAACACTTCTTATTAATGTAAGTGATGATATGGATCTTGACACAGCAGTTAAGAAGTATGAGCAGATTGTTGCTCCAACCAATTATAAGCGTCCAAAGGCTATTTTTACAAAGAAGATGCTTGAGGATGCAAAGAAGACTATTACAGAACTTGGATATATGGATTCATTACAGAGAAGATTTGCTAATCTGAATGATATTACTGTAAATAATGTACTGTTTTCAAATAAGAGTGCTGCAAGAAGAATGGTTGGCGCAGATGATATTTTTGGTCAGATGGAAAAGGATGTTGCTGTAAGTCCTAAGAAATTCTCTAAGGTTGAAGAGATTTCAGCACAGGATTTCATTTATAAGGTACTTCCAACTGCAAAGGAGATTGAAGCTTTTGTAGAGAATAAACATGAGAAGAACTTTGTTTCTATGATTGCACCTGTTAATCCAGACGCTAAGACAATGTTCAAATGGAATAATGGATTATCTTGGGCTTATTCAGGAAACATTACTGACTCTGATATGAAGCAGAATGTAAAAGCTGCTGGCGGCAATGTCGATGGTGTACTCAGATTTTCTATTCAGTGGAATGAAGATGGTCATGATAATTACGACCTTGATGCACATTGTATTGAGCCAGATAAGAATGAAATTTTCTTTAGTAATTGTAGAAAGCCAAGTGTTTCAAGAATGGGTGGTCAGTTAGACGTTGATATTATTCATCCAGATGGAAAGGTTGCAGTAGAGAATATTACTTGGGAAGACTTGTCAAGAATGAAACCAGGTGTTTATAAGTTTTTTGTACATCAGTATTCAGGAAGCGTAAGGCATGGATTTAGAGCAGAGATTGAATTTAATGGAGAAATTTACAAGTTTGATTACGATAAGTCAATGAGAACTGATGAAAAGGTTCAGGTTGCAGAAGTAACACTTGATGAGAATGGAAACTTCTCAATTAAGGAGAAGTTAGCAGGAAATTCATCTATTTCAAGTCGTGAAATTTGGGGTGTAAATACAAATCAGTTTATTCCTGTATCAGTAATTAGTTACAGTCCAAACTATTTTGACGAGCAGGATGGAATTGGTCATAGACATTTATTCTTCTTCCTGAAGGATTGTGTAAATAGCGAAAGTCCTAATGGATTCCTTGACAATGATTTAATGAAACACAAGAGAGTATTTGAGGCATTAGGGGCTAAATGCCATGTAGTAGACACAAAAGATCAGTTATCAGGCATTGGTTTTTCGATGACAAAAAGAGCTGAATTGGTTGTTAAAGTAAAAAGTAATATTGAGAGAGTGGTGAAAATTAAATTTTAACTAGAGAAGAATTAATTTCCCAATATCAGCTTATAGAGAACACATCTAAAAAATATTATAATGGTTCGATTTGGAACTCTATAAGCTGTGGACGTTTTAAAATAATTGGGAAAACGAATAGATGTAACAAAAAGGGATCGTATATTTATTGTTTGTGTGAATTTGAAGATGGGGCAATCGTTGAAAGTGATTTTACTAACATAAGTAAAGGAAATCTCAAAAGTCCTAATTTTCCAAATGTGTTTAATGTAGGATATTTAGGTCAGGGTAAGTGGAAATGTAAAATAAATGGAAGCGTCACTAAAGAATATACTACATGGCATCATATGATAGAAAGATGTTATTCTGAAAAAGCACATTTAAAAAGTAATGCGTATGTAGGCGTAACAGTTTGTGATAGGTGGCATAATTTTCAGAACTTTTGTGATGATATCGTTTATTTAGATGGATATGATCTTTGGAAAAATGGAGAATATGAATTAGATAAAGATTTTTTGTGTGAGAAATTAGGCTTAAAAAATAAAATATATTCCCCTGTCACATGTAAATTTATTCCAAGACCTATGAATATATCAGAAGCTACAACAAGAAAAAATTTAACTGGTAATACATACATTGGAATTTCACCAAATGGAACAATATATGAATTTAAAAATAAAAAGAAATTTGCAAGTGAACATACTGACATAAGTTATAGTTCGATTGACAGATGTTTAAATGAAAATAGGAAAACTAAAGGTTGGATATTTAAAATTAAAAATTAGAAAAGGAGATTATTATAATGACAAACAACGAATTATTTATTAATGCAACAAGAGCAAACTATCAGTTCCCATTCAGAGGGATGATTAATGTAATTGATTTGTGGGATTTATCTCTCACAAATCTGGACTCAGTGTTTAAGACACTCAATGCGGAAGTAAAGAAGTCTGAGGAAGAGAGTCTTCTGAATACTAAGTCAAAGGAAGACGAGGAGATCTCTAACAAGATTGAAATTGTTAAGTATATTATTGGCGTGAAGCTGGATGAGAAAAAGAAGAGAGAAGACGCTAAGAAAAATGCTGAGATGAGACAGAGATTGCTTGAAATCAAGGCTAAGAGACAGGATGCGGCACTTGAAAATATGTCTGATGAGGAACTGGATAGGGCACTTGCAGAATTAAGTGAGTAATTGTTACAAATATACCATATATAGTATTGAAAATAAATAATATATACTATATATGGTATATATTTTACATTAGAATGAAACGCACATTTCCTATGGAATTTTGGAGGTGAAATCTTTTTGAAGGTTGTTGGAAATAAAGAAAATGTCAATCAAATAAGATTGACACATAAAGGTTTGAACGTCAGATTTAATTGCCTTATGAAACCATTACCCTACGTTGCTGACAATATTGATATATCTAAGCCTGAAATAATTGAGATAACATTTAATGATTCTTATGAAATAGATAACTTAATACATATATTGGAAAAATTCAAAAAAGAATGTTCTGAGTATATTGGAGAATGGAGATAACATTATGACGAATAAAGAGCAAAATAATTTAAGCAAATACATAGCATTAATTCTTAGACATAGACCTGATGTTGTTGGCATCACATTAGACGAACATGGCTGGGCTAATGTATCAGATCTATTAAATGGAATTAATAAAACTCAGATAATTACAATGAAAATGCTTGAAAAAATTGTAGAAGAAGATTCTAAACAGAGATATTCATTTAATCGAGAGAAGACGCTTATCAGAGCAAATCAAGGTCATTCTGTAAAAGTCGATGTAGAATTGAAAGAGTGTATGCCACCAGATATTTTATATCATGGAACAGGTGTTAAATATTGCTCTTCAATCAATAAACAAGGGTTAATATCCAAGAGTCGTTTATATGTCCATCTATCAAAAGATATTGAAACAGCAACAAATGTTGGTAGTAGACATGGCGAATCGTTTATTTATAAGGTTAGAGCAAAAGATATGTATAATGACGGATATAAATTCTTTTTATCTCAAAATGGTGTATGGCTTACAAAAGAAGTACCAATCTGTTATTTAGAAGGAGAATAATACAATGTCAAACTTATATGTATATCTAATGCGTTCTCGTAACAAGGATAATAAGGGTATTCCAAATTTTAAGCAACGAGATAAGACAATTCTTGAATATAAAGAGAATGAAGATAAAATAATTGAAGAATTTAAAAGTTTTGCAACTAAAGGAGTTTCTGGTGAACAGACAAGATTATATAGATCAGTTAATTCTAGGAACGAAGAGAAAATCAGAGAAGAGTTTACTATTCGTCTGTTAAGAGATAAGCTAAGTGTAACTCAGCTCAATCGCACATTGGCATCCGTTGCACAGCAAGTACAAAATCGAGATGAAAGCAAATGGTTATTTGATTTTGATGTGGATGATGCGATTCTTGTGAAAGGATTTATGGAAGATATTAATCATTTTTCTAATATTCCATTGAGATATATTGAGAAACATAAAACTCCTCATGGTTATGCAATTGTCGTAGAACATGGATTCGATACAAGAGAACTTATGGAGAAGTGGAAAGGTTATGATATTACGCTAAAGAAAGATGAGTTGTTGTTTTTGGATATGATAACGAATAAGTGATATTATATAAATATACCGAAATTGAGGTGAATTTGAATGAAGAAATTGAAAATTGAAATTCCATCTGGTGCAAATGAAATTATCCATAATCTACAAAATAATGGATATGAAGTTTTCTTAGTCGGTGGGTGCGTAAGAGATAGTATTCTTGGAAGACCAATTCATGACTATGATATTACAACTTCTGCCACGCCATATGAGATGATGAAAGTATTCAAGGATAAGAGAATTATTGAGACTGGATTGCAGCATGGAACTATCACCATTGTCATTGATGACAAACCATATGAAGTAACAACGTACAGAATTGATGGTAATTATTCTGATAGCCGTAGACCAGATAAAGTAACTTTTACAAAAAGTCTTGAAGAAGATTTAAAACGAAGAGATTTTACAATCAATGCAATGGCATACAATGATGAAGTTGGTCTTGTAGATCCGTTTAATGGAATGGAAGATATAAAATATCACAAAATTCAGTGTGTTGGTAAACCAGAAGATAGATTTGCTGAAGATGCTTTAAGAATTTTACGTGCCATTAGATTCGCTTCTCAGTTAAGTTTTGTTCTTGAACCAAATACAGATTATGTTTTACACAAGATGTATCAAAATTTAGAGAATATATCCGTTGAGAGGATAAATAGTGAGTTCTGTAAAATTGCTATATCGAGTGATTTCTGTATACAGATGGTTTTATATGGCGATGTATTATCATTGTTTATTCCTGAAATAAAAGATATGTTTGATTTTCCACAGAATAATCCATATCACATCTATGATGTATGGAATCATACAGTACATGCAGTACAAGCTTATGAATGTGATTGTGAAGAAGACTTAAATCCGATAGATTTGATTACATCTTTAGCTGTATTCTTTCATGATATAGGAAAGCCACATTGTTATCAAGATGGCGAGGATGGTATTAGACATTTCAAAGGTTATGGAAGAGTCAGTGCTGATATGACTGATAAGATAATGAAGCGATTAAGATTTGACAATGATACGAGAGAAAAAGTTGTTGAATTAGTCTATTATCATGATGTTACTTTTGAGGTGGGAAAGAAATATGTCAAGAGATGGCTTAATAAAATCGGAGAAGAACAGTTTAGAAGACTGTTAAATGTTCGTAGAGCTGCACAAGCAGACATGGATCAGGAAACAAGATTACAGAAGATTGATAACATCGAATATATCTTAGAAGAGGTCTTGCAGGATAATGAATGTTTCTCTCTAAAGGATTTAGCTGTCAATGGTAAAGATGTAATGGATATAATGCACATTAAGAGTGGAAAGGATGTTGGTTGCTGGCTCAATGAAATCTTAACTCGTGTAATAGATGGAAGATTAAAAAATGATAGAGAAGATCTTATTTATTGGATGACAGGTATTACAGATGGTTGGATAGAGTATTAAAGGAGTAACTATGTATAATACATACGACATTTACAGAATTATTCAAGATGCATTAGACGCAAATCAGATATATTGTACAGACTCTAAACTTGGTGATGATTCAGAAGATACTTATGAGACAGATACGGAATTTGTTTCTGGCAATGATGCTCACTTGATTGCGACTGTTAAACATCAGCACTTTGATTATAATCGTCCTTATCAAGAAAACGAACATACAGAAATAACAAAATTTAGAATTAAAGTTGAAATTATAGAGTGAGGTAAGATGAATGGTAAATAAATATAATTTATGCGATAAAGTAAGAACAAAAATTTATTATGAAAATGATAATAGAAAAGAAGTAGATGCCTTTATTCGTGGTATAGAACTCGTAGATGAAACAGACGAAATTAGATATAAAATTTGGTTTGAACCAGATAAGTTTGATAAAAAATTAGGTAGTACAGGTTGTATAGGATATATAAGCCAAGAAGACATTATAGGACTTTGTTCTGAAATCAAATAAGTAGAGAATAATCTAATATAGAAGTAATTCTATTCACGGCTGATCAGCCAAATTAAGCGAGGTGATAAAGTGAAGAAATATTGGAAAACAGGTAAAAAGAATGACTTTGGTAAGGAATGTTATAAATTACATTTTAGTCAATTTTATGAAGAAGATGATGAAAGTGTAGTAGCTGGTTTTGTACAAGATGAGACAGACGAAAATAGATTTATATATGTATCAAAAGAACTAAATGTTGAATATGATACATTGTTTGCAGACAGTATAGAAGATGCAAAGCATCAGATTGAAGATATGTTAGTAGATCGTTGGAATGATGAAATTGATTATTTAGAAAATCGAATTAAATCATTTCAAGGTGAAGAATAATCATATATAAAAATTTCTATTCAAGGCTGATCAGCCAAATTTTCCAAAAAAGTAACAAGAAATATTTTTTTCATTCGGTTAGGCAGACGTGCCTATTTTCGAGTGATTTTTACAACAAAATAATATTAAAATGAAAGGATTTAACAGTAAATTCTAGGATTGCGCAATCTCTGTAGATTAAAGGATTTTGACAGAGAATAAAGAAAAAAATAATTCTCAAGGACTACGAGTATTAAGTTTATTTGACGGAATTTCTTGTGGAAGAGTTGCATTAGATAAAGCCAATATTTCGGTCAGTGAGTATAACGCATTTGAAATTGAAGAGAATGCAATCAAAATCAGTAGATATAATTATCCTGATATCAAAAGATACGGTGACGTATTTTCTACCGACTTCAAGGATTTTAATGGAGTCGATCTATTAATGGGTGGTTCACCTTGCCAGTTCTGGTCGAAAGCCAAGTGTAGTAAAACAGCAAAATTGAAGAGAGAAATTGATACAGAAGGCGAAGGTTGGAAACTTTTTCAGAAATTTGTGGAAGCAAAGAATAACACAAATCCAAAATATTTCCTATATGAAAACAATTATGGAATGGCTGACGAGATTCAAGACGCTATTAGTGAGGAATTGGGTGTACAACCAATTATGATTGATAGTCAGCTATTATCAGCTCAGAGAAGAAAACGTCTATATTGGACGAACATACCAAATATCAGACTTCCTGATGATAAAGGATTATTAGTAAAAGATGTTATCTGTGATGATCCAGATTTAGTCAAATACTTTGATGACAGAATTAGGAACACAATGATTAAGTGTGAGAATTACATAAAATATGATCTTGGTGGCAAAGGTCATTATTCGCAGCAGGACAGGCTGTACTTTTTAAATAAGAAAGCTCCAACAGTGCCACGTTGCAGAACAGAAACAAAATTCAATGTTTGGCTTGGTGGAGAAAAATATAAAAAGACATGCCCATTAGAAATTGAACGACTTCAGACACTTCCAGACAATTATACGGAGTTTGGAATGGATGAGAGTGGCAATGTAAAAGCAATGCCTAAGACAAGAAGATTTGAAGCAATTGGCAACGGATGGACTGTTGATGTTATAGCTCATATTTTGAGTTTTATGAAGTTGTAACAGAGAATAACATAACAGGAAGGAGTAAGAGGTTTGGTATACCGAAAACGCAGCGTTTACTCCTGATATATAATGATAATAAATAGAGTCTGGCAGATGCCAAATAGTAATACATTTTCAATTAAGCCAATCAAAGAGCTGATTGAGAAATATGCAATAGGTAAGATTGTTGATCCATTTGCAAATAGCAATAAATTAGCAACAGTAACAAATGACTTAGATACACAATATGATACTGATTATCATATGGATGCATTGGATTTCTTAAAGATATTCGATGATAATTCAGTAGATACTGTGTTGTACGATCCACCATATTCGCCACGACAGGTAAGCGAATGTTACAAAAATCTTGGACAGACAGTAAATATGCAGACAACACAAGCTTCATATTGGGCTAAACAGAAGGAGCAGATAGGAAGAATTGTAAAGAAAGATGGCATTGTAATTACTTGTAGCTGGAATAGTGGTGGTATTGGTAAGAAGTATGGCTTTGAAATTCAGGAAATTTTACTTGTTCCTCATGGCGGTTGGCACAATGACACGATTGTTGTGGTTGAGAAGAAGATCGAGTAGAGAATAACATAATATGAAGTTCGCAGGAAAGCGGAATTTCATGGGTGAAAGGAAGTAAGTAAATGCCAATAAAAGAGATTACAAGTGGAGGTTTATTTCTATCTGACGGAACAAAATTTATGGATATACAGGGCATTGAATCTATGGATGTTAGATGTGAATCTTCAGATAAAGAAGAACTAAAGGTTGTTAATACATTCCATAATAGTCTAAGTGGAGAAATTACATTAGAAAATTGTGAAATAAACGAAAATTTATTCAATCAGTATTTTCGTCCTACACATCAAAATCCATTATTTTCATCTGAACTTTCATATGCAATTCCAGTGAAATCACATAAGAAAAAGAGAATATTTAAAAAGTGGTTAAAACGCTATGGTGTTAAAGTTGACCATATAACTTTAGATTTTCAAGTTATAACATACGACACTCAAACAAGTGAGGCTAAATGTGAAATGACAAATGAATCAGTAAAGACATATGTTACATTTTATAAGGCAATTCAGTTATATGAATATGCTTTTAAACATGGAATTGATATGTGGTAAAAGGAGAGAACATGTATCCAGAATACGATGATTTTTATGAGCCAAGTGAAGGTGAAATGTTTTTTGATGAAATGAAAGAAAAGTTTAAAGAGATTTTACGTGAAGATGTAAACTCTGAAATTAATAGATTAACAAAAGAAAATGCAGAATTGAGACAGAAAGTTAAAGAGTACAATGATAAAAATTTGGATCTGTCTCGTAGAGAAAATGTTTTACAGTACAAAATGGACAATTACAAACGAGAGGTAGAAAACGATTTTTACAATAAAACAATGGAAGAAGTTTTTGAAAAACTTTTAGAAGACTCAGAAGTGTGGTATGCAGAACGTGTTCCTCATGAGAAACCAAAATGTAATTTATGTAATGAGGAAAGAAAACTTGTTGCAGTATATCCAGATGGTGAAACTGTAACCAAGGAGTGTAAATGTTCTCGCCCAACATATATTTACGAGCCAGTCATTTCATTAAATAAAGAGATTGGATTCCATAAGGCATATAAACCAAGATATAGTGATAAAAAGAAAATCTATTTGACTAAGAATCACGAACCAAATAAGAATTATGCAGATGCGTATGATTATTACAGTGAATTCAGAATAGAAAATATTTTTGATGATTTTAATGATGATGTAATTGCATATCACAATGGTAAAAGATATGGAGAAAAAATTGCATTCAGAAGTAAAGAGGCTTGTCAGAAATATTGTGATTGGCTTAATGAGGAGAAAAAGTAAATGAATAAAGAAAATTTTACACTGGATAGAGTAGATAGAAAAGACGAACATGAAGACTATTGGTTCAAAACAGATAAAATATCAGATAAAGAATTGTCTGATAAATATATGGAAATGTGCATGATCGGAGTAACGGAGGTCGTATATTCAAAGGATGAAGATATAGTGGGAATCAAGAGACAGTTTCCATTTAACTATGATGTTGTGTTATCAGACGATGAAGATTTAAAGAGAATGTTAAAAGAACTGTCACAGTAAACATAGATTTCCTTTGGAGAATAAAATATCAGGAGGTACAAAATGGTAACTAAAAAGACATGGAGAGAATTTAGAGAAAGTGGATTTCTTTGGTGGATCAACATGATTTTACATACATTTGGATGGGCAATCGTTGTAGATATTGATGATAATGGTGAAATTACAGATGCTTATCCAGCCAGAGTAAAGTTTCGAGGTTTTGGCGAAAAGAATAACACTGAAGGATATATCAAAGTAAGTCAGTACATGAAAGAAAATGTATCTGATTTGTTAGAAGAAGCTGAGAATTAAAGGAGAATAAGCCATATGAAGAAGAAAATTTTAGCAGTTGTATTAGGATTAACATTGTGTTTTGGAATGACTGGATGTGCGTCATGGGACAGAATGGTAACAGATATGAAAAGTGATGTAAATGGTGGTATGCAAAGAACAATTACTGTATACACGGCAGATGGTAAAGAACTTGCAACATATGAAGGCAAAATTGATATTGATACAAACGATGGTGGATATGTTAAGTTTGATTTCAACGGCAAGAGATATATGTATTATAACTGTTTTGTAGAAAGTATTGCGGATATTGATTGATATTATTCATTATTGTAGGGCTGTTCAATTCAGATTGACAACGACATAAATGTGGATACTAGTTGGTGATTTATGTGTCAGTGGGGCTGTACTAGGTTCGAACCCTTTATATGGTGTAAGTGGGCATAACAATAATGAATATTTGGAGAATAATATGATAGACAACGAATTACGTCAGTAATATAGACAAGCTGTTGATGATTTAAGAATAGCACTTAAAAAGACTTGTTTGTACAGATTTTGCGAAGAAGTTGTGAAGAGATTAAGTAAGATTTTAAGATAGTAAAGGAGAAGTAGTATGGCAGATTACAAGATTGGTCAGATTTTGACCTCAACAGAAGATGTAGAAATTGAAAAGGCATTATCAGGTGAAAAGGTGAAAATTCCAAAAGGTAATAAGATTATTATTGGTGCAGATAAATTTGCACATCATATCAGAAATGGTTTTATTCAACCTTTAGCAGAAGGTTTAACAGTTGAAGGGTATGACACTACTGGTATCGCAGAATATCTTTATATTGTACTTAGAAATCACTTACCTATTGATGAAATGATGGAAGGTTATGAAATTACTAAGCAAGAAATTATTAATGAAATTGAGTGTGCTTTAGATGAAATTTTATAGACCACAGTAAACCGAAGTTTCTTTGGAGTTAGGAGGTGGAAATGGCGAATTTAAATTTAGAAGATTTTAGTGAAGAATACAGAAAAACAGCACCAATGGAGTGTTCTTTGTATTTAGTTTCTTGTTTAGATAAAGATACACAAATGCAGTTAAAGAAAGATTGGAATGAAGCTGGTGGTATTAAAGTAATTCCATGTTGGAAATGGTGCATGGAACATATTGATGTAATCTATCACAAATAAGAGAATAATACATTGGAAGGAGCAAGAGATTTGCTGCAGCATTAAATCTGGATTTGCTCTGAGTAAGAAATGTTAGAGATTAACAAAATATACAACGAAGATTGTCTTGAAGGTATGAAAAAGATTGATGATAAATCAATTGATTTTATCTTCACGGATCTGCCTTATAATACGACTAATAATTTTTTGGAATGTGAAATGCCTTTAAATGATTATGTCGAGTTATCAGGTCAATATTTTTATGAAACAGATTTATTTAAGTTAGCTCAAATAACAAATAGTAGTCTTGAATATACAAGAGATTGGTTTTATGAGAATAAAAAAGATGGTTTATGGACTCATTACAATCGAATTATCAAAGATGATGGTTGTATTGCATTATGGTCGCAGTCACCATTTGATAAGAGGCTCGCTTGCAGTAATGAAAAATTGTATCGCTATGAATGGATTATCGAAAAGACCAAAGCAACTGGTCATCTAAATGCAAAGAAAATGCCTATGAAGGCACACGAAAATGTCTTGATTTTCTATAAAAAACTCCCTATTTACAATCCACAAATGACAGAGGGACATACACCTGTTCATTCTTATACAAAACATACAACAGATGGCAACTGTTATGGCGCTACAAAGACTGGTATTTCAGGTGGTGGCAGTACACAAAGATATCCAAGAGATGTTCTGCAGTTCAAGTGGGATACTCAGAAAAGTAGCTTACATCAGTGCCAAAAGCCTGTTGAAGCGTGTGAGTATTTTATTAAAACCTACACCAATCCAGGAGATTTAGTTCTTGATTCATGTGCGGGTAGTTGTACAACGGCAGTTGCTGCTTTGAATACAGGTAGAAATTACATATGTTTCGAGAAAGATAAGGATATTTTTGAGGTTGGAAGTAAAAGAGTATCTGAGTATAAGGGAGGAATAAGATGACTGAAATCGAAGCTATCGAAGAGCTAAAATATGATTGTAATGAACTTGGTAAAGCAATCCCATATGATACTTCATGGGGATGCTCTTTTGAAAATGCTTATGGAATGGCAATACAAGCACTTGAAAAACAGATACCGAAGAAGCCGAGAAAAACCGATTCGTACAAAGGCGTATTAAAAAGAGTATATGCTTATGTATGCCCTACTTGTGGAAATGTATGTTTAGAAAAATACATGAACGAACGGCAGAATACAATGTTTTGTTGGAATTGCGGTCAGAAATTGGATTGGAGTGATGAAGAATGAGATTAATTGATATAGCTGACCTTGAAAAATTCATACGAGAAAATGTATGTGCCATAGGAGATGACCATTTATTGTTAGTCGCAGGAGATGACGGCAGGTGGCACGAAGCATTACCGCTTGTAAAAACAGCCTATGATGTAGACAAGGTTGTAAAAGAAATTAACGAATGGACATTTAATGCAAACATAGATGTTGGCGACGGAACAGTAATGAACCACAACCTCATTGTTAGAGACACAGTAATAGAGATAGTAAAGACAGGAGGCAATATAAATGAGTAACTGTGGCAATAAGGACTGCCAATGGCATAAATATTGCGAAAGCGGTTTAATGTGGTATGACGAAGACATTACTGAATGTCGTCATTGGATTAAGCCTAAACCGACTAAGATGAAAAGTATTAAAGTAGCTGAATCTAATTATGATAAGGCAATTAAAGTATTAAAGAGGAACAAAATAGAGTTCAAATAAAATGAAAGGAGACGAGGTTCGTGTACACAAGAAGGAATTCCTTACTCCAAGTAATTTATGAAATATATGGGTTCAAAATCTCGTATAGTTGATAATATTTTACCGATTATTCAAGAAAGATTGCGAGATTATAATATCAAAACATACATAGAGCCATTTTGCGGCGGCTGTAATGTAATCGACAAAGTTCAATGTGGTATAAAAATCGCTTCTGACAATCATAAATATCTTATTGAAATGTTCAAGAATCTAAATCAGATTCAAAATCTCCCAGAATTTATTACAAAAGAACATTACTCAGATGTAAGAGAGTGTTTTAATAAAGGATTATCCCAATATCCAGATTGGTATATTGGTGCGGTTGGCTTTCTCTCAAGTTATAATGGCAGATTCTTTGATGGTGGTTACTCAGGTGTTGTACATACGAAAACTGGAACTGAAAGAAATTATTACGATGAAGCTAAGAGAAATTTGTTAGAGCAGATTCCAAGGTTAGAAGATATTCAATTCCAATGTGGAGATTATAAGGAGTTATATTCTGATAAAGTTGACTGCTTATTTTATTGTGATATTCCATATAAGGGTACGAAACAGTATGGATCAAGTAAGAACTTTGATTATGATAGATTCTGGAATTGGGCTGAGAAGATGAGTGAGAAGAATGTTGTCTTAGTCAGTGAGCATGAAGCTCCTTTAGAATGGGAATGTATTTGGCAACAAGAAGTCAAAAGAACGATTGACAATACAAAGCGAGTTAAAGCAGTAGAAAAGTTATTTGAAATAAGAGAATAAATACTTGGAGGTGTAAATTATGTCAAGTAATAAGATTAAATTTGTAACAAATGAATCAGGCGATTGGGAAATTGCTCGATATGAAGACTTTGAGGCTTCAGGACACCGTTTGACTATGTGGGATTATAAGGAATTATTAGAATTTCTTGGTTATGAAGTTGAAGTAGAAGAGATTTCAGATGAAGAAATGGAGAGAATTTCATGAAGTAATGAATCTCGCATTTCACAGGAGGATAAGTATTGAAGATTAATGATAAAGAAAATATTAATGAAATAATATTTCGTCATAAAGGTAAAGATATTAAATTTAATTGTTTTATCAAACCATTTCCTTATGTAGAAAGATTGGATTTAAAAGAAAAAGATCCGGTTGAGATTGTTTTTGATGATTTGACAGAAGTAGATGTATTAATTGATATGTTAAAAAGATTCAAACAGGAGTCACAGGAATATATAGGCGTTTGGAAGAGGAGTGGAATTTAAATGGATATTTATAATACAAAACCAAGGAAAATTAAATGTGTTAGAAACGATGATGACGTATGGGGTAGTGGAGGTGAAAATCATCACTTATTGGAAGTAGGAAAAGAATATACATTAGAAGATATTATTGTTCATTCTTGGCACACAATTGTTTATATAGAAGAGTTCCCAGATATGGAATTTAATAGTGTTGTATTTGAAGAAATTGATTAGGAGAACAATACTATGATTTGTGAAAAATGTAATTGTAAAGATGATTGTGGCTGGTATGCTTCTTACAAGAAAATTGTAGACGAGATTTATCTTGGTATTGGAACTGATAATACTCTTGGAAGAGCATTATTAGCAACTGTAAACGATAATAGTTTGGAAGATTGTGAATATTTTGAAGGAGAATGATTATATGAAAGTAACGATTGATTTAGAAAATTTAGAGTCTCTTGTACAGAATACAATGGAGACTAATATTGAAAACATTGTAAAAGAACAGATTGAAGGTACTGTTAAAAAGGTTGCTGATAATCTTGCTAAGAAGATTATTGAAGAAAAGGTATCTGAGAATTTTCAGCGTTTTGTTGATGAATACATAGCAAATACCAAAATCAAAGTTGGTGGAGATTATTGGGGTGATACAGAAGAAAAGGAATATACAGTAGAACAGTATATTAAGAAGGAATTAAAAGAAAGACTTGATTCTAAAAAGCTTAGAGCTAAGAAGAAAGGACATACAAGTTCATATAATGATGATTTTGAAAATGTATCATTTGAGGAATATATCAACAGACAGTTTGATTTTGATGACATGATTAAAAAAGATCTTGATAAATTCATGGATGATATTCGTAAACAGGTTAATAAAACCATGAAGGAAACTTTTGACAACTCAACAAAGACTATGTTATCAAATGCAGTTCTTAATATTCTTGGTGCAAATGAAACCTATAGACAGATAGAGAATAATATTAAGTGTATTGCAGACAAGCAGGTATAGGCTATGGAAGAAGAAATCTACGAAAACAATTATAAAGACTGCGATTACTGTGAAACGACATACTATGAAAGTGACACTGGATATCGTGAATATGGTTGCAGTCTTATAACTGGTGATGAGAATGATTATCCATGTTTGGGTAGTGAATTAGGTTTTGGCTGCCCATTGTCATTCAAATATAGAATTGAGAAAAATTGAACTTTAAAAAGTGCCTAAAATAAGGGCTTTTAAAAATGAATTTTGACTTGAAATTTTGGTTTCCTATGGAGGTGGTCTGTTGGAATTAGATAGAGCAATAAGGATTATAAATTACGATGCTAATGAAAATGTGTCAGAATCAGAACAATTAGAAGCATTTAAGGTATTCTTTAAAGAATTATTTGATACAGATATACAAAATAGTGATGGTGAATATAGAAGTATCTATGATGTATTTTCAGAAGCAAGCAAAAAATTTCATAGTAAAACAGAAAATATAACAATGTAATTACAATGCTAAAACAAAGTAAAACCACGTTTCTTGCGGTCATGAAAGTAGGTGAGAAATTGAAAAATACACTATTAGATGTAGCTCAAAACTTTGATAAGATGAGTGATTCAGAAAAAGCAGAAGTAAACGATAATGTCAGAAAGCAATTTGACAATATTATTCATGGTAAACCTCCGAAAACGGAACGAGAAAAAGAGATTGACAAGCTTGCAAGAGAAGAATTAGAAGAGTACAGACGAAAGAAGAAAGCTTTTTATGACAATCCTATCCATTGGAGCAACAACAAGCGTAGAAGACATGGACTTCCTGTATTAAGAGGTAACGTTAATAAATGCCGTTTGAAAGAATATCCAGGATTCTTTCCATCTGTACGTTTCTTTTGTATGATGGAAGATTTATTTGATGAGATATTGATTACAACTATGGATGATAATCTAAATTCTTTTGTAGAAGTAAAAGATATAGCGGCTGGCGATGCGAAGGTGTTTTAGAATGAGCAAATATGAGAATAACAGTATGGAGTTATCACAAGATGAAAGACAAAAATTTTTAGAATTAATAGACAAAGTAAGTCCATGTGCTGCAATTTCTGAAAAAGAAAATCTTGAAAAGTTTAAAGAGTGGCTGGATAGTGATAGGTCAAAAAGAGTTACATTTGTTGAAGCTCCAAAATCATTTAAAGATCAGGTTGGAGCTGACAAAGTGATTCTTATACCAACAAATGACGAAGCTATAAAGCCAATAAGAGTAATATTCGAAGGAGAATAACAATACGAAAACTTTGTATGAAAAGTAAGAAAGAAGCATTTCCTTCGGATTTTTTGAATGACAAAGAGAGAATATATACATAGAAAATAGAAAGAGAGGTACTGAAAATGGCAGAAAGAGCATTAGCGCATGTAGAAAAGATTGAATGGATCAGACCGATTGAAGGAGCTGATAATATTGAACTCATTGGAGTTTTAGGATGGGTTTGTATCGCCAAGAATGGTGAGTTTAATGTAGGAGATATGGCTGTTTATATTGAAATTGACAGCAAGTGTCCTGAAACAGATGAAAGATTTGCATTTTTAGCAAATAAGAAATTCAAAGTTAAGACTATGAAACTTGGCAAGTTCAAGGTAATTAGCCAGGGACTAGCCTTACCATTATCACTTTTCCCAGAATTACAGGATAAAAATATTGGTGATGATGTTACAGAAGCTTTGAATATTACATATGCTTCAGAAGAGGATGCTGCAAGAAAGACCAATAAGGTTGATTCAAATGCTAAATATAAGTCAATGGCAAAGCGTAGACCAAAGTTATTCGCCAACCCAATTGTAAGAAGGATTATGAGATACAGCATTGGTCGTAAGATTATGTTTCTATTGTTTGGTCGCAAGAAAGATAATCCAAAGAAGTTCCCAGATTGGATTATCAAAACAGATGAGACGAGAATTGAGAATGCACCATTTTATCTTCAGAGTACAGAAAAGTGGATTAAGACTGAGAAATGCGATGGCACAAGCTGCACATTTGCAGTTGATAGATTGAAGAAGGGCAAGAACAAATTTGATTTTATTGTATGCAGTAGAAATGTAAGACAGGCTGATAGAGAACAGGCTTGTTATCACGAGTCAAATATTTATTGGGAATTGGCTGATAAATATGACATTGAAAAGATTCTTACGCAGTTTGCAACAGAGAATAATTATAACAGAGTTGTGTTGCAAGGTGAAGGAGTTGGTTCAGTTCAGGGCAATCCATATAAATTTACGGAGAATAAGTTATTTGTATTCAATCTGATTATTGATGGTATAAGACTTGGAACTGTAGAAATGGCTGATTTCTGTAAGAGTCATGGATTAACAAGTGTGCCAATTATTGATACGGCTTATGAGTTACCTAAGACTATGGAAGAGATGAAACTTGAAGCTGATGGATATAGTGAATTAAATCCAAAGGTTAAGAGAGAGGGTTTTGTATATCGCAGTATTGATGGTCAACAGAGTTTCAAAAATGTGAGTCGAGAGTATTTATTAAAGCATAATGGATAGGAGTTATTTATGAATAAACCTACACTATGGATTACATGCGGTTTGAGTGGTAGTGGCAAGTCAACCATTGCTACTCAGATTGCCAATGAGAATCCAAATACAGTAATCGTATCATCAGACGCAATTCGTGAAGAATTGACTGGTAATTACGAAGACCAAGAACATAATGAAGAAGTGTTTAAAATTTTTCACAATAGAATCCGCAAGAATTTGGAGAATAAAATGAATGTAATTGCTGATGCGACTAATCTGACTATAAAATCTCGCAGAGCAATTATGATGAAAGTGAATGGTCTTGAAGTACATAAGGTTTGTGTGGTTATTCCAAAGCCATTTGAACAGTGTAAGATTGATAATAAAAATCGTGAGCATCCTGTCCCTAATGAAGTATTGGATAAACAGATTAGAAGATTTCAGATCCCATTTTACGAAGAAAAATTTGATGAGATTCAGATAAATGTATTTCATAAAGAGAATCGTTTAACTCTTGGAGAAATGTTTTCTATGATGGAAGGGTTTGATCAGAAAAACCCTCATCATACTATGGATTTATATAATCACTCATTTCATACATATGAGTTATTTAGTAGTAAATGCTATCCAGCAAAATATAATATAGCTGCATTATTACACGATTTTGGAAAAATGTATTGTCAAACATTTGATGAGAATGGCATAGCTCATTACTATGAACATCATGCAATCGGTTCTTATTTAATTTTAGAGAACCTATCAGGTATATTTTACGAAAATATTGGTGACATATGTTTTCTTATCAACTATCATATGATGCCTTTTGGTTGGGATACTGATAAAGCAAGGCAACGTTGGAAAGAAAGATTTGGGGAATATAAGTATAAGATGCTTTTAGATTTCAATGAATGTGATAAAGCGAGGTAACTGTATGAGCAGTATTTCAGTTGGAGAATTAAAAGTGATTCTCAATACATATCCAGACGATTATGAAGTTGTTATGAATATCAAGCATAAATATCCAATCTCTAAGGAAGAAGGTCTTATAGGTTGGTATGTTTATATCAATGGCGTAAAAGCTGACGATGATTTTAGAGAGATTAGGTTGGTGAATTAAGTTAGGAGAATAAATATGTATAAACAGATTATTATTGCAAGAAAAGACCTCGCAATGTCGTCAGGAAAGCTTGCGGCTCAAGTCAGTCACGGCTCTATGGCATTTCTCAGTTGGTTTATTAGAAATAATGCCGATTTAGATGGTCATGTCGATGGTTATATTGACGAAGATATTCTTCATAATTGGGTTGAGGGCGAATTTACAAAATGTGTTCTTCAAGCCAAGAATAAGAATCAGTTGCTAAAAGCTAAGACTATGGCAGAAGAATTAGGAATGATTGAAGGTAAAGATTTCTGGCTTATAAGTGATAACTGTCACACTGAATTAGAACCCGAAGAAGATGGTAGAACACTTACTGTAATTGGTTTTAGACCAATGGACAGTGAGATTATTGATCAGATTGGAAGAAAATATCATTTATATATGTAGAAATGGAGAATATTAAAATGGAGAACAGATTATTACTTGAGAGTGAAGTGATTAAAACAGTAGATAAACATACAAACGATGAGAATCAGTTAGATAACGACATTAGCTGTATTCTTGAAGAAGTAAATCCTGTCGTATTGGTTGGTTCAAAAGAAGCAATAGACAGCTTAAAAGTAGATAGTAAACCAGTACAGAAGCAGAAACGAGTTGAACTATTCGAGAATGAAGATGTTATTTTAGAGCAGCGTGGCAACAGATATTATTTATCCCTTTATAATAAGGAAGGAAAATTTCAGAGAGAAGTAACTATTGATGTTAAGGATGACTACAGTGTTGAACTTAGGAATTGTAAGTAATTTCAGGTTTCTTTGGTAACAAAGAGAATATTAAAGCAAGGATAAAATCAATGATTTTTATGAACTAAGAAAGATAAAAGAGGTGAACGATTAATGTCTTTAGTATATAAAAATGACACGTATAACTATAATGGCGAATATGAAATAGGTTCATTAAATAAATTTGCACAAGCAGAAAGAAGATTGTCAGCAAAAAAACAAGCGTTGGATGATATGAAGAATGAATATGATCTTATTGAACAACAGGCATTTCGCACTTATAAAGAGAACATTCAGTATATGCTGCTTGATCAACCTTCTACGATTAAAACGTGTAGAGAATGGTTAAATATGTTATCAAAGAATCAGGATACAGATGGCAACAAGCTTGATAAGAGAAAGAAGTATAAAGAAAAGGAAATGTATGATTGGTATGTTAATTATATTAAAAAGCTTCTTGATATTGAGTATATGAATAATGTTAAATTCATTGATTTTAATTTTGGTCAAGCTACTAATATTCAGTTTGAATATAAAGAGCATAATTGGTGTTTAGAAATTCCTCATATTAAAGCTATCAAATTAGATGCATATAAGAATTATGGTGGCAGTGTATTTAAACTTGCGTTAGTACACAATGATACAGAATGTAGTTGGTCGCAGTTTGGCTCTACATATGAAGAAGATGAATTAAGAGATATTATGACACAAGGTATTGAAAAATATTGTAATTAGTTGAGTAACTTCACATGAAAGCAACAAATCATTTGAAAAATAAAAATTATAAAGGAGAATGTTAAACATGGAAATAATTTTAAGATTATTAGCAGAGAACCCAGAAAGTTTAGGAGAGGTAGTAAAGACATACATTACAAAGTATAAAGAGCCTGTATATGATGTTCTGAAGGAACTCATGATTATTGCAAAGGATTATTCTGAGAATACTGAATATCCTGCAATTCAGGCGAGAACAAAGAAGAATATATTTGATGCATATGTAAGTGTTGGTTTTACAGAGGATCAGGCATTAGCACTTATGATTAACGATAATATTCAGCTTATGAAGAACATTCAGAAGTCGGTTAATAATACTTCCGTAAAGAAGAGTAAGTAGTGGTTTCGCAGTAAACCAATCTTTCATTCGGAAATTTTTAATCATGTCTAAGCCATTCGGCTATGGGAATCCCAACAAATAAGAGAATAAAATATCAGAAAGGTGGTGAAAAGTAGTGCATCCAAGTGATTTTTTTGAAAATTGCTCATTGAGGACTGGAATTGATACATTTGAAATTTTTGATGAAGATTTGAAACAAAAATTAAAAAATATTCATCCTAAAAATTTCTTAAAAACAAAAATCACCTTACCTGTTTATAAGATAAATCTATCTTATGTGACAGAAAAAGGAAATTACAAGACAGTTGATAGATATACTGTAATGGATTCGGAGTCAGATGATGAGTATGTAGATTTTTGGATAGATATGTTTATTCAGGATTATAACAAAGATAATCAAAATCATAAAATGACAAAATGTGAAGTCAACAGTATTGAACGAATCTGCGAGGCTGTGCTACCACTTGGTTAGTTTTTCACCATATGTATTTAATACCTTTGATTAGCAAAGGTTGTCACAATGATTCATAAAACGGATCATTGGTTTATATGAATCGAAAAAGTAATGTGATAGTGACGTAAAAAGACACTCACTAAGTATGGCTTTACCTCATTGAAATGAAATAAATTTCAGTGAGGAAAGTACATATTGGTACAGAAAGCTAATACAATTGAAGAATTATTGCAGGATTGTCCTGTAAACTCAATAATAGGAGACAATTTAATAAGAGCGTGGTCAAAAATTAACAGCTCCAAATATTTATATATACTATGTTCTATTTCAGGTGGATCAGATAGTGATGATATGTTGGATATTGTTTATAGATGCGATAAAAGTAATAAAGTGAAGTATGTCTGGTTTGATACTGGATTAGAATATTCTGCAACAAAAGAACATCTCGAATATTTAGAAAATAAATATGATATAACAATTGATTCATATAAAGCAATTAAGCCAATTCCACTATCGTGTAAACGATATGGACAACCATTTCTATCTAAGCAAGTCAGTGAATTTATCCAAAGATTACAAAAACATAACTTCCAATGGGAAGACGAGGATTTTGATACGCTATACAAGAAGTATCCGAAGTGCAAATCTGCATTGGAATGGTGGTGTGGAATAAAAGGTAATGGTAGTCAATTTAATATCACTCATAATAAATGGCTAAAAGAATTTATGATTGAAAACCCACCAACATTTAAAATTTCTAACAAATGCTGTCAATATGCGAAGAAAAATGTCTCACATAAGCTTTTAAGAGAAGGTGTATATGGAGATGGAAAAATACCATTTGACCTAAATATTGTAGGTGTAAGAAAAGCAGAAGGTGGAGCAAGAGCAACTGCATATAAAAGTTGTTTTGATGAAAATGATTCTGGTTGTGATAATTATAGACCTTTATTTTGGTATAAAGACTCAGACAAAATAGACTATGAAAATGCTTATGATATTGAACATAGCAAGTGTTATACAGAATACGGACTGAAAAGAACTGGTTGTGCAGGCTGCCCATTTGGTAGAGATTTTGAATACGAATTAGAAGTAATTCAAAAATATGAACCGAAACTTTATAAGGCTGTTAATAATATTTTTGGAGATTCTTATGAATATACAAGGAAGTATCGTGAATTTGTAAAGAAAATGAATAAAAAGTAGAGAATAACAAATTGAGAGGTTACGAAAGCCATGAAAAATAAGGCTTTTAAAATCTAAAAATATAAAAATATTACATATAAAGGAGATTAAAATGAAGAACACAAATTGGAAAGTGCCAGTAATTATTGGCGTAGGAGTATTAGCAGTTATTTTGATGATTGTATTTGGTGTACAGAGTTCGCAGAATAAAGCTATTGCACTTGAGGAGCAGGTAAATACAGCATCATCAGATATTAAGGTACAGGAAAAACGAAGAGTTGACCTTGTGTATAACCTTGCTGATTGTGTAAAACAGTATGACAAACACGAAGCTGATACATTGACAGCAGTTGCAGATGGTCGTGGATCAACAGGAGATATTGAGAATGTAACAACAGCTATTACAGCAGTTGCAGAAGCATATCCTGAGCTGAAGTCCAATGAGAACTATAAGACTCTTATGAATGAGTTATCTATGACAGAGAATATGATTGCAGAGTATCGCAGCAATTACAATAAACAGATTAAGGAATACAAGCGATATGTGAGAAAGTTCCCTACAAGACAGTTTCTTGGATTGCTTGGATATGAAGTGCAGGAATATGAGTATTTGGATTACAACGCACCCGTTGATGCTCCACAGGATTTATTTAAAGAGGATTAGTCTATGAGATATGGTAGAAAAGGTTTTGATTTTAGCGATTTTGAAATAACAAAACGTGAAATCTTGGCTAGTATTTCTATCATTGCAGTTATGATTCTGTTTGGTATTCTGATTTCTTCCAAGATTTCAGAACACCAAATGGATAAAAATGAAATTTATAACAAGGCTGTCAAGATAGAAAGTCAAGAAATGTTCCAATACGGAATGGATACAAATGTTGGTAATGCGTTTGTATATGGTGATTTGAAAGCGGTAGATACAGTTACCTATCCTGAAATTGGTGGAGAATATATGTATGTAGAGAAAGTCAAAGAGCGATATACGATGCATACAAGAACTGTTACTCATACCGATGGCAAAGGACATTCGTATACTACAACAGAAACATATTGGACTTGGGATAGAGTTGGAAGTGAAGATATTAAGTGCAAAGAAATATCATTTTGTGGAGTGAATTTCGCAAGTAATAAGATTGATTTGCTAGGTACTGATTATATTGACACAATTAAGGAATCAAGTCATGTAAGGTATAAGTATTATGGTGTTGGTACTGAATATAAAGGAACAATTTTTACAGATTTGAGAGATAAAACCATTTCTGATAACACATCATTTTATAATAATTCAACTATTGATGAGACGATAGAAAGGTTGGAATCTGATTTTCCAATTATTATTTTCTGGATCTTTTGGGTTGTTTTAATCGGTGGAATGGTATTTGGGTTCTACTATTTGGATAATAGGTGGTTAGATTAAGGATAGAAAGGAGAACAAATGAGTAGCAGTAGCATTTATGGAATAAGAAAAAATTATACAGGAGAAGAAATATTAGAGTATAAAAATTCGTGGTGTTTTTCTCCTATAATTTGGGGAGTCTTGCCAGACAAATATATTCATGACTACATTCAAACACCATATGGATATAAAAAAGGAATTATTGGAATGGATGGAAATGATGTATGGACAAGAACTAATAAAGCTATCAATAAATGTGATAACACACCTGATAGAATTTGTTGGGAGATGTCGAACCAACAGATTTTTCATACATCTGACAAACAAATTATTTCAGATTCTATTATGCAATTCTTAAAACAAAATGATACTTATGATGTATCAGAAGAAGATAATGTTCCTGTTTTAAAAAGAGAACATATCATTGAAAGATTTACCGAAATAGCGAATGATATTCTATCAATTGACGAAAATGAATTTCCATATTTTGTTTTTAAAAATACAACAGTCGATGATGGCGTTGAGAGATGGTTTGAAAAATATGATGAAGAATCTGATGAGTATGTTTCATGTGCAATGTCAGAAAATACAGATGATTTTTATGCAGAATTTGTATTTATCAAAGATGGAAAAATTGACAAATTTGTAAGTAACAAAGATTATCAGTTTGAATCATAGCAAGAAATTTTTCTTTCCTTTGGACAGATTGGAGGTAATTGATATTTCAGATAATTGCACATTAGAAGATGTAATATTGGGTAAAGTAAACATTGATAAATTTTGTAAGAATGTGGTAGCAGAATTGAATAAACAAATAGGATATGAGATGAATTTATGGTCTGAGCAATCACCTTCTATTCTTAAAAAGAGAATAAAGTATTGTAAGAACCCTATGGAGAAAAAGAAATTAGAGCAGGAATTAAATGCTTTATATAAAGAACATAAAAGAAATAGGAGAATAATATCATGAAGTTGATTAACAAATATGCAAATTCAAGATATTCAAAAATGAATGAATATTATTGTGGAATCACAACAGAATTGGATAAGCTTGCTGGACTTGATCCTAATGGACACTGGAAACATTATGTGCTTTATGATTATGAGGATGGTTGTTTGCCTATCAGAATTCCAGGTGGAACACTTGGAAGTATTGAGTATGATGAGAATAAGATTATTACAAAAATTCATGTTTGCACTGATTATGTTGTGAAAACTTATCCTGATAATGTAAATGAACAGCTTCAGAAGTTTATTGGTCAGAAGATAGAAATGGGAGAATAGTTACATGAGAACAGAGAATATAAAAGTAACATTTAAAATTCCAATTCCAGTTGATAAGCCTGATTTGAATGGTGTCATATATTCAAAAGAAGCAATTAGAAACGCTTATAAAAATGTAAAGGATGTTCCGATTGAAATACCAAACAATGATGGTGAATTCTTCCCTATTGGAGTAGCACAAGAGGTTGAATTGATTGAGGATAAAAATGGTATGTATATCACAGGCGTTGGTCTTGTTTGGCATGGTGGTACAGAAGAAAGTGTTGAGATGGTTGATGGTAAAGTTACAAGTTTTCATGTAAGTGGAATTGGGATTTCTAAAGATTAGGAGAATAACTATATGTCAATAGGTGATGGAATAAAAACATATTCCGACAGTACATTAAAATCTATGACAAAAGATGAGCTGATTGATATTATTCGTTGTTTAGAAAGTAATCTTAGAAATGCTCATGAAACAAATGATATTCAGTATAAAAATTGTACAAAGTTACTGAATGAAAATGGGATAATTCAAGACGAATATAAGAAGAAAATTGATGAACAGACAGAGGCTTGGATTAAAGCAGGATTGACATTATCAGAAGCAGACAAAGAAGAATTGATGAGAATGTCGCAGTTAAGAGAATAAGTAATTGTAAACAATAATTTTTATATCATAGGAGGAAATAAATATGATGAACAATTTTTTAAATGGTATGTTTGGCAAGGTAGGAAGTGGAATGTGTAGACTTTCTATGAATGGTGGTATTGCAGTTAAGACAAATGGTGGTTACAAGACATATAATATCAAGACTGTAAAACTCACAAACTGTAGTAACTTTGTATTTGATATTGGTGAGGAATTCTTCTTTATTATTCCAACTAATAAGGTAGAGAAGGGCGACATCATTCTTGTAAATGGTAAGCCAAGATGTGTTATTGAAGCCGATAAGACAAAGATCACAGTAATCAATTATGAGGACTCAACAATCGAGACTGTACTTCCTGAAAGACATGTATTTATGGGTAATACATATTTTTATGGCAAGATTGTTTCGATGTTTGGTAGTGACGTTATCAAGGGTAAGAAAGGTACAAACAATATCTTTAAGTACATGATGCTTTCTCAGATGATGAAGGGTGACAATGGTTCTACTGGCATGATGAATGGTAATGGTGGAATGAGTTCTATGTTGCCACTTATGATGATGGGTGGAAATATGGGTGATATGTTTGACGGAATGTTCGACTTTGATATGAGTAGCAATGATGACGATGATACAGAAGTAGATGAAGAGGAGGAAGCATAATATGGGATGTGGTTCATGGACAAGAGATAGTTATGTAAGTTATTCAACAACAAAGGGTATGAGTGTTTCAACGGATGGTATGATTAGAGGTTCTTATTCTAATCAGGACATGTTTAAGGCAAGAAATATTGATTCTGCACTTAATCCTAAGAATGTTATTAGAGAGTGTTGTGATACAGAGGAACATCCAAACACAATTCCTGTTATTCTTGCACTTGATGTAACTGGTTCTATGGGGCAGGCTGCTGTTGAAGTGGCAAAGAAGTTAAATGTAATTATGACTAAGTTATATGAAAAGGTTACAGATGTTGAGTTCCTTATTATGGGCATTGGTGATTTAGCTTGTGATAGTTGTCCAATTCAGGCTTCACAGTTTGAGTCAGATATTCGTATTGCTGAACAGCTTGATAAGATTTATTTTGAATTTGGCGGTGGTGGAAACAGTTATGAATCCTACACAGCAGCATGGTATTTCGGTTCTCGTCACACTAAACTTGATTGCTTAAACCGTGGAAGAAAAGGAATTATTATTACAATGGGTGATGAACAGTTAAATCCATATCTCCCATTTAAGAGTAGAGGTCATGGCTTATCAGAGGTGACAGGTGATAACCTTCAGTCTGATGTAGAGACTAAGAATTTATACGAAGAGGCTTCTCAGAAGTTTAACATTTATCATTTAGATGTAAATCATGGTCACAGATGGGATGAAGAAGAAATTGAGAAGTCTTACAAGAAGTATCTTGATGATACACACTTTAGAAGAGTAACTATGGATAGTATTACAAATGAGATTGTAGATATTATTGTTAGTGAAGCAGAGAATAGTGTAACAGATACAGTTACTACACCTTCTAACTCAGAAGGAATTACTTGGTAGGATAGGAGATTTAAGAGATGAAAGACATTAAGATTGTGATAGGTGCTAATTTTGGAGATTGTGGAAAAGGATTAATGACAGATTATTTCTCACAGAAACCTAATAGTATTGTTGTTTGTTCAAATGGTGGTGCCCAAAGAGGACATACTGTAATAACATCTAATGGAATCAGACATGTCTTTCATCATTTTGGATCTGGAACATTCAATCATGCAAGTACATATTTATCTGAGGATTTTATTGTTAATCCAATTATTTTTAAGCAGGAATATGATGAATTGATGAAATTAGGATATATTCCAAATGTTTATATCAATCAAAACTGTATGTTGACAACACCTTTTGATATGATGGCAAACCAGATTATAGAAGAGAATCGTGGGAAAAATAAACATGGTAGTTGTGGATTGGGAATTTTTGAAACTATCAAAAGATATAAAGCTGGTATAACTGATATGGATTATCATATCAGGGAATATTACTTAGAACAATTTGAAAGAGAGAATATTATATTAACAGATGAATGGTCAAGAATATTCCTTGATAATGGTATATTTGAACACTTTTTAGATGATTGGGACTTTATGAATAATCACTCATTGACTATATCAGATAATTATTTCTTAAATCAATTTGATAATATTGTATTTGAAGCTGCACAAGGTTTATTGCTTGATCAGAACAACATAGAATATTTTCCACATTTAACACCGTCTAATACAGGTATTAAAAATCCCAAGAGAATAATTGAAAATGTTGAATGGAATGATGAAATAAATATTGAAACTTGTTATGTATCTCGTACTTATTTAACAAGACATGGTGCTGGTAAATTTCCATCTGAATGTAATAAGAGATTTATCAATGAATATATGTTTGATAAAACAAATGTGCCAAACCCATTCCAGGACACATTGAGATATGGAACACTTGATTTAGGAGAATTATATAGTAGATGTTTCGATGATGTAGGGAATTTTGGAGACGAAAAATCAATCGCCATTACACATTGTAATGAATATAATTGGGATAATGATAAATTGATTGAATTATTCAAGGATTGGAATATTTATTATTCAGATGGCGAAACACATAATGATGTGAACTAAAAACAAGAAAGATTCGTTTCTTTTGAAAATTTTTACAGAGAATATAAGAACAGGAGGTACAAATGGGAACACGAAATTTAACAATTGTACATAGTAATGGCGAATATAAAGTTGCACAGTATGGACAGTGGGATGGATACCCTGAAGGTTTAGGTACACAGTTGCTTAAATATCTTAAAGGGATAAATATTAACGAATTAAGAAATGCAGTGAATGATTGTACATATTTGTCTAAGGAAGATTTTGATGAGATAAATAAGAATATTGATGAAGTAAGGAAGGATAATCCAAGATTTTCATGGCAGAAGTTTTATCCAGAATTATCAAGAGATACAGGTGGAGATATTTTAGAGCTAATTATGTTTAAGAATAAAACAAAGTTGCAAAACTCATTAAACTTTGCAGCAGATAGTCTTTTCTGTGAGTGGGCTTATGTTATTGATTTGGATAAGAATACTTATGAAGTATACGAAGGTTTTAATAAAGAGCCACTAGATGAATCTGAAAGGTTTTATTTTTTAACACCGATTGCAGAGAAAGAGTATCGAGAAAATCCCAAAGAATATTATCCTGTTAAATTTGTTACAGAATATAGTCTTGATAGTCTTCCTGACGAAAAAGATTTTCTCGAAGATATTAGTAAAATCTGTGGTTTTGATGAGGAAGAGTAGGAGAATATATAAATGAACGAAGAATTTTTATTAATCGTAGAAAGCTTAGAAAAATATAAGGATCTATTAGAAAGCAAAAATGATGAAATTTGTGATGGAATGACTGAAGGCGAAAAGAGAGCATATCAGTTAGGAATTACAAATATGTATGAAATGTTGAAACAAATTACTGAACATGATCGCAACGAAGGTAACTATAACGTATTTGTTCCTAAGATTAAGGAAGAAGAATCTGGTGAATATGATTTAGAAGATTTTGTTAAATGGGATTCTAAGAACAGAGAATAAATAAGTAGGAATTATCGGTTTCCTTGGGAGGTGAAAAAGTGGAGATTTTAGGAAATAAATTAAAGAGATTTTTTGATAAAGTGGACAATCCACCAAATGACGCAGACATTTCTTATGCTGGAAATAGATATGAGGTATGGGAAGTATCTGAAGATCTATTTAATAAGATGTGTGATATGTCAGAAGATGAATTTGTTAAATTAGCAGGTGAAGAAGCATGGTGGAGACAGAGCGATGGTAGTGTACTTGGCGTTCCTGATACATATTTTTCTGTTCATGGAGAACGATTACTTGGATGGGATTCACCAATTTATGAAAGTAAGGTATGGCATAAATACGTAAATTTATCTGAATATCTTTTTGACTGTATTGGTGCTTCAACTGGTAAAAATGTATGTGCTTGTGTAACAGATCTTGCAAAGTATAATGATATGACAATAGCTGAATTGTTTGACAAGTATGAAGGATATCCAGAAAAAGAGTCATATAAAAATAAAATTATAAATGACACTGAAATTGAGGATATTCTTGTAGAACACTTCAATGTTTCTGATTGCTTATTAAAAGTAGTACATACGATACATGGTGAGTCTGTTATGGCAGAAATGGTTGAATAAATAGAGAATAATCTATCAGGAGGTGTATATGTTAAAGACTTTTGATGAATTATCTGAAGAAGAAAGTTTGTGTAAATATTGTTCAGCAACCGATTATGGGGAGCATAAATCGTGCATTACACCAAATGGATATTATTGGTGCGAAGGTGCATATTGTGAAGATGCTTACAGAGAATATTTAGATGATAACGAAACAAGTGAAAATGTTGTGAAATATGCAAGTAAAGTAATACTTACGAATAAGGAGGATATTGATGAGTACACCACTAAAATTTGAATTCGATTTTGATGAAGTGTTTGAAGGAATTAAACAAGGCGTTATTAGAGAATTGGAAGAAATGAATTTCGATGCTGCAAAAGATAATGTTATCAATCAGATAAAGAGTGAAATTAAATCAAAGATAGAACTTACATACAGTGACGAAAGAGAATTAAAAGACGAGATAAAAAATGAAATCAAGGAAAGAGTTTATGATTCGATTATCAAAGAAGTCGGTGATAAATACGCTGATAAATTTAATGATTATGTAGAAAATCAGTTATCTAAAAATCCAGAACGTCTCAGCTCATTACAGAATATTATTAAAAGAGAAGTGAGTGAGAATTTATATGAAGATTTGTATAGTTCTATAAGAAATGAAGTAATTGGACAGGTTAAGGATGCAACAACACAATTATGTAATTTAATTGGTAACAATTCTGTCAAGGTTAAAGACTCTAATAAGACTATTAGTAAAGAAGAGTACGAGGATTTACTTGATAGAGATAGAAAATTAAGTGCATTAGAAGCAGGTGGAGTTGATAACTGGGAGTGGTATGGAGAATCACTAGCTCAGTATTATAACGAAGAATAGCACAAGAAATTTCGATTTCTTGTGAGGAGGTGAAATTTTGGAGAAAGTAATTAAATATAGATGTTCTGAATGTGAAAAATTATTTGATACACCTGAAGAGGCTTTAGCTTGTGAAACAAGACACAAAAGAATTGAGAGAGCTAATGTGATGCTTAGACATGGATATACATTAAAACAAATCAATGACGAGTGTGAGATTTGGGATTCTATACCAAAACATTTAGAGAATGTAAATACGGACAACTGTTTCAAAATCAGCTACTGGCAATGTTGTCAGCATCCTGCTTATAGAATTACTCGTATCTGTTTTGATGGAGAGGTAAATGTAAGAGGTTGTGGTTCGTGGAGTGGATATTATGGCGATCATCTTAAATTAAGCAGCAGTGACTTAATGAATCCAAGACCAAAGGAAGAGTTATTTATAGATAGTAGATATACAGACAAATAGTAATTATAAAGGAGAATATACATATGGGATATTACACTAGATACAGTATGGAGATCCAAGACATTGACAATAAGGGATATGATTCTTACAAAATCGCAAAGTATATGTTAGATAAACAGGAAGAGTCAGATAGATTTTATGCTTTTGAATATGAATTAAAAGAATTTGTAGGGAATGAAGATACAGAGTCAAGAACAAGATGTGAATTATCTCTTGATGGTGATGATGAATGTAAATGGTATGATAATGAGGATGACATGCGTTTATTGTCAAAAGAGTTTCCTGATGTGCTTTTTAAATTACATGGTGAAGGTGAAGATAATGAAGATATTTGGGATAAGTATTTTATGAATGGTAAAATGCAGTATTGTCCAGCCGAAATTATGTGTCCACCATTTGATAAAGCAAAATTACATTAGAAGGAAACTGACATTTCTTGGTGTAGATTGAATATAAGGAGAAATAAAATGTGTTCTAATGCAGTAATTTCTTTATTAAGCATATTTGTAATATTGAGTATATTATTTGCAGGTTTCTATATAGCCTACAAAGCAGATATCGAAAATATATATATTCTCAATTCTATAAAGAATTTTGTTGTTGATTTATTTAAAAATAGAAATATTTTAGGTAAATTTCTTTCAAGTGTTGTATTTTTATTATCTATTCCAGGTATATTATTTATGATTCTTTTAGTAATAGCGGATGTGCTCATAAAGTTATTTATAAAAATATGGAAGTTAGGAAATAGATAAAACTTTATATAAATAAGGGAATATATAGTTGGAGGTGAGAATGTGATTCAAGTAATTGAGACAAATTTGAGTATTGATAAGGATGATACCATAAGAGATCGTCAGTCACGAATTATTGAAGTTGAAGATTGGGATACGTATTGCAAAGCATTTAAAGAATATAATGGTGAAGCTGTTTATTTTAAGTCAAAAGCTATGCGTGGTTACAGTATTTTATCGAATTGTACAATGACAGATTTGGTATATGATGACATTCATCTATCTTGTATGGTCTTACATCCATCAGGTTTTATTACGAAGAAACTTGCATATAGAATTGTTTTATAATCTATGATTCATTCGAGTCACAATTTCCAATAAAAATGAAAATCAAATAGAGAATAAACATATGGGAGGATCTTATGTGGATTAACAGAACAAAATATGAAGTTGAAAAACTGAAATATAGACAGAGAATATCTTATTTGGAGAATCTTATCTGTCCATGTGAGTCACATGATTATGTTGAAATAGCTCACGAAATTATAGACGAATATAGTACAGTAAAACACATTTTCAGATGTAAGAAATGTGGAAAATTACACGATGAATTAAGTTCAGTGTAAATCACTGTTTCATTGGAAAATTTTTAAAAGACATTGTGTGGTAAGTCTCCGAAAAGGGGTATGGAGAGTCTGAGCAGACGGATAATAAGTTGGTATTGAGGTTCGAGTCCTATGTAAAATAAGCTTCTGCAATGGGAAACCCTAGCTTTGCTGTAAGGTTCAAATCCTTGCCCACACAATGAAATAAAAAAGAGAATATACAAGTGAGGTGATATGTATAGAAGTAATTGAAACAAATCTAATCATTGATGAAAATAATTTCATTCGAGATCATCAATCAAGAGTAGTCGAAGCAGACAGTTGGGATGAATATTGTAAAGCACATAAGAATTATGATGGTAAAGCAGTTTTCTTCAAATCAAAAGTTATGAAAGGTAACAGCATCCAATCTAATTGTAAAATTTCAAATCTGAAATATGATGAAATGCATTTGTCTTGTAATATCACAAAATTAAAAGATAATGGAGAAGAAATCTTTACAGATAAAAGATTAGCATATCGAATAGTTGATTCGACTTAATCAAGTCAAAAATTCCAAAAATCAAAACTGAATAGAGAATATAAATATGGGTGGAAGAACAGCATACCCTTGGGTTTTTATACTCAAAAATCACTGATGAGGATAGATTTTTACATAAATTTATTTTCTGTGTTCCGTCCATTTGGGCGTTTAGATAGATTGTTTTATTAACAATATTTACATAAATTTTTTAATTTTAAGGAGGACATTTTTAAATGGCAGAGACAACAACAAAGGAAACAAATTTAAGACAGGCAAATGCAAAAGCAACAGCAGTAGGTGTAGTTAGTGAGAAGGATCTGAAGATTGTAACAGAGGATGGAAAGAATAAGGTAACAGGTCATATTACAGTTAAGACTTCTGATGTGAATTTCGTTAAGTACAACGTCAATGTAAATGAGAAGACTAAGGCAGGTGCTGATAACAAGACTTATGCCGGTATTCAGACAGTAATGAATGAGTACAAGTCTATTGCAGAAGTTGGTGAAGAAGAGGCTACAAAGGTTAGAGTAACTGGTGATATTAGTCCATTCACAGATAAACAGAGTGGAGAAAAGAAAGTGGCTTACAAGAGCAATTTCTTTAATAGATTAAAGTCTGACGAGGATTATGAGCCACACGCAGAATTCGCAGTTGAGGTATTCATTTCTGGTATCAATCCTGAACTTGATAACGAGGGAGTAGAAACAGGAAGACTTGTGGTGAGTGGTTGGATGCCTACATATAACGGAATTGAGCCAATTGATCTTGTAGCAGAGGGTGAAGTAGCACAGGCAGTTGATTCTGGCTTTGAAGTAGGACAGACAGTAGAGTTCTATGGAGACATTATTAATAACAGAATTGAGACTGTTACAGAGATTCCAGTTAAGATTGGTAAGCCAAGAAAAAAGGTAAAAGTAGATTACAAGAGTGATCTTATTATTACTGGTGCTTCTGAGCCTTATGAAGAGGGTATCACACCAGAAGTTCCATATGTTGCTGAAACAATTCAGGCTGCAATTCAGGAGAGAGCAAATCGTCTTGAGGAAGCAAAAGCTAAAGCTCAGAGTGGTGCAAAGACATCTGCTACAAAGCCAAGTGGTGCAGCACATGGTAGAAGTTTAGGTTTCTAATCTAGCTTTGTTGTAGGTACGAATGAAATAGTTTGAAATATGTACCATTTTTATAAAAAAAATATTTTTAAAAATAAAGGAGAATTACATGAACGAATTAGATATTTTTAATCCACAGGTCAGCACAGTAGCAAAAGGTTTAGAGGGCAAGGTTATTCTTGTCTATGGTGGAAATAACTTAGGAAAGACTAAACAGGCAACTC